TAATCAATAGACTCTAATTCAATTGCCAATTGAGGCAATATACGCTCAAATTCATCATCTGTCAGATTACGTAATGTATTTTTTTTATTTAAAAACTGTTCTATCATTTAATTTTTCCATAATTAAAAATCAAATAAATCAGAGAATGTATTATTCGCTGCTGCTGATTGTAAGTCCCATTTCAAAACACCGATTAGATTTTCAATCTTCTTTGTGATGATAGTTTCTTCCATTAAGCCGTCGTCAAATGGTAGTTCTTTAAACCAATCAGGAATACGCTTTGCGTCAGTCGGATAACCAATACTAGTCATACCCATTGGGTTTTTCTTCAACTTACATACAATAGTTTTCATACCATCTGTGATATCCATGCTATATGCATCATCGTTTATCTTCTTCAAACGATTCCAATTGATTGCTGCCATTGCATGACCAACGCCACACTTGCCAATCTTATTATATTTCTTTGTATGATTAGTCAAGTTGTTTACACGTTTAGGTGTACCCTTCTGCCAACTATCCATTGCTCTAAACTCGCTGCGAAATTTCACAATACGATCTATTACTATGGATTCTTCAATACCAGTTAGTACCATTCCAAGAATCTCTTTCAAGAACTCCTGCATGAACTTAGGTGTATCACTTCGCTTCAAGTCAAGTCCCATTGCTTTGATCTTGCCAGGCTTACCTTCTACATCTTCGCGCTTGCCTTCGTTATCAATCACCATAAGTGCATAACGCTTCTTTATTACAAACAGACCCGAAGTAGCCACCACTTCACGTGCTGCTGCAATAATTACTCCTAACTCATGGGTGGTATGAAAGGTGTCCATCATGAATTTTGCAAACGTAGTATCTACTTCTCCACACACTGCATCATAATATGAAATCATTGTGTCATTATCCCAGTTAATTGAACCTGCTTCAATCTGATCTTTTAAAATAGGATATGCACTAAAATAAGTAGAGTCAGTATCACCATATACAATAGATTTACCTTTGTGATCATACTCACCAGTAATGACTTCGTTTAATGATGCTGCCATATGTCGTGCAATACAACGACCTGTTAAGGTAGTAGACTGTCCTAATCGCTCGTCAAAGAAACGACTTCCAGGATTCAATAAAGCACCATACAATGAGTTAAGCAAAATCTTTTTAACTAACTGTCGCTTATCCCAATATGCAAACTTATCACCACCTTCATCACGCGCATCTCGTGCTTTCGTTTGTAATATTTTACGTTCAGCATACCAAGTTTCAAGTAATTGAGGTACAATACCTTTCTTCTCGTGTGTGAACAATGTACCATTAGCAGTAAGTATCCAAGGCTGATCGCTTTCAAATACAAGTTCGTATATCTCAGCACCAGATAAGGTATGAGCAGTTCCGTCTACAAATTCAAGTGTAAGTAATGATGTGGTATTCTTTTCCATTACCATTTCATATTCTATACAAGCAAATCTACCTTCCCACGCTTTCGGTACGTTCAAGTCATGATCTTCAAGCATCTTTCTAGTGTGCACATGCTTTATCTGACCGACAACTGTTTCAGTAGACATATTACATGCACGTAAGATAGATGGGTATAATGAATTCAAGTCAATTGATGCAATATCTCTATGAACACCTTTGATCGGTGTTGCTACATACGCACCTGCTGCTGCAATAGGTTTTTCACCACGCTTCTTGTCAGGTACAATTAAACCTTGTGAATGTGCTTCATTGATGATTGCTTGATCAATCTGTGCTACTGATCCCATTGTAGTTGGTAATAGTACGGTGTTTGAGTGTGCAATAAGATTCGCCAAATCAATGAATTGAAGTTTTTCATCTAATCGAACCATCAAGTCAACATCTTGTATACTATACTGAATGAACTTAAAAAAGTCATTATGGTATAATTGATCAAGTGTTCCTTCGTATTCAACCTTTTGATCTCCTAGTTCATATTCACAGATAGCATCTAGTGAGTATGAGTGCATTTCATGATATGTGTATTTACGATACAATTCAAGATAATCAAGATGTATACGACCAATCAAGTCATAAGTTTGTGTTTCTTTGCCGAATTTAACAACTTCTTTTTGCTTCGGAAATTTATCCCAGAGACAGAACTGTCGTGTGTGACTCTTGCTCAATACACGCGATACACGATTTACTGTGTATGGTATATCAAATCCTTCACTATTCCAACCTGTCAATATATCGGCATCGTCTATCAACTCTAAGAATGAAGTCAACATTGCTTCTTCGCTATCACACAAGATAGCATTGTCAAACCTATCAACAATCGCTTGTGCATCTTCCTCAGTCATTGAACTAGGCTTGATTACCAAACACACTGTTTGCTTCATCCAACTCATATGCACTGATATAGCAGTGATCGCGTTAAACGGATCATCTGGTGGTGCATAACCTATCTCTCTATTAAAGTCTGTTTCAATATCGAATAATGCCACATTGAGTGTTGGTGGTTCAGCATCAAGATAATTATCTGCGAGACAACGAAACACTGGGTTTGTGTCGCTCTCAAATAAACCTTTGCGATGGTGTAACTTTTTCTCTGCGGCAAACTTGCGACCAGAATTACACACTACTCGCTCTAACGTGTCACCAAAGATAGAAGTATATTTTCCCTTCGGTGACGGATAGTACAATGTATGATGTGCAGGATATTCTAAGTAACGACGGACACCATTCACACGTTCAACCACATGAATGATGTCTCTGTCACGATCAATTAATCCATCGACATAACTCATCTACAGAGTACGCCCCACTTTCTCAAGGATATCTTCAAGTTCGCTGAAGTCTTCACTCGTTTTTTGGAATTCTGATTTATATGCAACACGAATTGCTTTGTTTAGAATCGCAGGCTTAATATCAAGTTCTTCTGCAATTGCGGTTACTGTGTCTTTAAGACCTTCTTTTAATACATTCACTTCTTCTGTGATGTGAATGCCTTCTGTGATGATCTGCTTTAATTTATTTACGTCTTCTGGTGAAAAATGAGCCATTGTGATGTTCTCCTAAAATTAATGAATATGCATTAGATAATGCATTTAACTATAATACACTATAAACACAGAGTTGTCAATTGATTTTTTAGGTTATTTACAAAGGTAATGATAATTGCACTGAGTAGTGCAATCGTGACATATTACAAGTCTAAGATAATACCTGTTGTAGAAGGTTTATTAGTAACAACTAGTCTTAAATTGTTTTTATGAGTTTCAGGATTTTTTAATAACTTAGGCAGACCGAGTGTATTCTTTTCATCATACGCCACTTGAACTGTCTTATTATCTGCTATGTCACGCTTACGTATTCTAAAGTAGAAATTACCGATTTTATTAATGTACTCTTCTATTGTATAGAATTTTCCATTTAAATTCAACATATTATTATTATCAACTTCTCCGATAGCATCCATAGGACCTACATACATATAATCAATAGGGCCACCCATTGCTTCGTTTCCTCTCATTATGCTTTCTACATAATCGTCTGGTACACGCACAAATATATCTGGGATATGCTTTGATGCAATAATATCACCATTGGTTAATTGTAATTCATTCTTCATGAACTCTTCAATTCTTGCAAATATCTTTTTGAATAAATCTGGTGCTACTGAATTGATTCCTGCTGCACCGCCGCCACCTAATGAGGGAGCAGTTGTTCCTTTCATAGAGATACCATGATCTTTTCCTTTACTGTCAGTTATGAATATATCAATGTATCGTTCTTTCTTCATTGCATTCACACCTTCATTACCACGCGCTGATTGTGCGGTAATACCCATTTTGCTAATCACACAACCTGGATTATTATTGATTATTTCTATTAAACCATGTTCTTGCTTTTCAGAGGTGTCTTTCTTACTACCTGTGCTACCGAATTCTTTAGTTTTTTGTAATTGAGTAAGACGAATTGAACCGCCTTCTTCCATATCAAACATCGCAGGGATATCGTTTTTCTTTAAACGCTCAATAATATCTGGGTCATTAACTAACACAATAGAAGGCTCAGTTTCTCCTGCTTTTACAAATGGAGAACCTGATTGAATCTTTGCTATGAATAAATCCAACCGCTTACCACCATACTTGCGTAATTCTTGATTGGTCAGAGATCCTTCTTGTAAAAATTGAGTTGCTTGCATAATAGTTCTCTTAGTCTTCTGGTATACACTTCTTGCACTGACATGAATCACACACTTTGATTCGTCTTGGGATTTCACCCAATATGGTTAATGTGCGATATCTTGCGGCTTTGCCATGACAAACTCCACCGCATTGATTACATTCATTTCTACTTTCTAGTGATGGTTCAAACATTATTTTTTCGCTTTTAATTTTGCTTTCTTTCTAGCAGATTCAAACATAGATGATGCTTGTTCTGAAACATGTTTCATATCTAATAGATACGGGGAAATACCTGCTGTTGATTTTAATTTCCAAATCGCTGCTGCTTTTGTTGCTGCTTCGTAACTAGTTGATGCTGAAACTTCAATTGGATTTTTCTTTGCGTGTACAACTTTGTACATACGATCTCCTTCTTGTGTTCCAGTTGCTTCGGTCACATTGTTTAATTTTGCAGATTCATCCCAAGAGAATTCACCACCCAATGCTGCTGCTACATCTTCAAACGAATCAAACCCTTGATTATTAAAAAATAAAGTATCTGCGTTTGTGTCAATTTCATACATACCTTGATCAACACCATCTTTATATATGTGGCCTGCGCTACCTTCATTGTCCATTTCTGTACGCTGACGTGTGATAACAGAGTTGGTATCTCCAGCACCAGCAAATAATGCATTTAAACCACGCTTTTCGACTGCTGCTTTCTTTGCTGCTCTTTTCGCTTCCCATCGTTCATCAGCAACTTTATCGCCTACCAAATGTGGTAAATTTTCAATGGTACGCTTCAATGGAGCACTCAAGCCTGGTCTAGACGAAATTCCTTCATCTACGTCATAGTCTGCATCTAGATCCATCATATCGTAATCCATTGCATGGTACACACTTGATATATCGTCTGCTGCTATAGTAATTTTAGCTTGCTGCCAACCTTGAATACCTTCTACTTCTGATACAGATTTTAACATATCATGAAGTTTCATAGCATATTTTGCTATCTTATATAGATCAGCACGTGCCATTTGCACTTCGTGATCACGTTCTGCTACGTTGGCTAAGTCGCCAAATGCGCCTTCGTTAATTTTTTTGTTTGTCATGGGAATTTCCTGTATGTTTGATTCTTTAATTTTACGAATTACGTTATAGCCCTCGCTATCATCAATTCTGTATGTGTCGTTATGTACTGGGATAGATTTTCTAGATTTACCAAATCCTACAATTACGGTTCGCTTATCTTTGTCAAGATTGACTCCTACTATTTCTGCTACATTAGCATCATCAATTTGAATATAAACTGTATCACCACGTCCAAGTAAGTTAGAAACTTCTTGTGATAATGGTAATGTTGACTTCTCATTTAATTGTTCGAATTTCATTTATCTTTTTTATCCAACTTGTATTGTCTAAATCCTTTAAAAGATTTATTTGATTTACCTAAACCTAAATGTCCTTTAGGATCAACTGCCTTTCTAGCAGCCATTTTCGTAGTTCCAGGTGTCATTGGGAACGAAACAGCACCAAAATTGCCAGACATCGTATCACCTGTTGCTGCCTCTTCACTTATAATTTCATTTATTTTCATAATATTATTTATGCAATAATGCACTTTGTCCATTGTCAGTTTGTTTGACTAATTGCTTCGATATTCGCCTATCTTGCTTTTTACTAGATTTCTTCGCTTTCTGCTTTTTTGCGACTACTGTCCTATGTTCATGTAATTCATATTCTGATTCTTTTTTATTTTCTAGACCTGTCCATATTTTTGCATCTTCTTTTGCAACACTATTCATGGGACCATGTAAATCTTCGATATCATGATTCTCTACTTTCTTGTTCGCCATAATCTGCCTCCTGCATTACTATTTATCTATAAAACTGAACTCTCATATGTGTTTTGTTTGCAACTTTTAAACTCGCTTTATTATTTGGATTTATCTTGCACCATAATTGTCTATAATGATATATTTCTTTTATCTGCTCAATTGCTGCTGTAGCAATACCATTATTTTGATATATTTTAGCAACCAAATATGCAGTTTCATGCGTATCTTTTATCTCAATCGCACCAGCAAGTATACCATCATTGAGCCAAATACCCCATGTGTTGTATTCAGTAATAAACGACAATGCTATCTCTCTAGTAAAGGGCCAAGTGATATATGCGTTTTTTGCTATATCTTCCTTTACTATACTTTGCAGTTTATAAACATCAGCAGGCGTTAGTCTACGTACTGTAATATCCATTATTACTCATTCTTCTATATTTGATGAAGGATACTGCTTTTTGTAAGTTTGTACCAAAGCACGTCTGTCAAAATCTTTTGCGGTGCGTCTTGATACTAATGCTGCAAGTTTGTTCAATCCATATGATGGATATTCATCATGAAATTCTGACATCATTGCTGCTGCTTTTTTGTACATTGCTGCGTGTGTTGGTAATATCATACCCATTAATGCTCCTATAGACTCGTCTAAGCCCTTGTCTGCTGTTGCAATGAGTCTAATGTCATTGTATCTAACTAAGTCTGCATCTTTTAATTCAGCACTGATTTCTTTTTTACCTTCGTCCCACTCTACCTGTGCTTGTTCTGCTGACAATTCACCTGATTGCTTACGACTACCAATATCTTTCATTAATGCATCTAATTCATCTCTTAATACATCAGTTGATGAATCACCATGATAAATTACACTGTCGGAGTCTTCAGTAGGATCCCATTGAAAAAATTCTTTATCACCCTTTGCTCTTGGATTCCATCCATACACAAACACACCAGACATCTTTGCTAATCGTTCCCATAAGGTCTTGCTACCTTTGGACTGCTTATAATCACTAACAATAGTATGACCATAATCAACTATCGCCATTTTATACAATAATGGTGCTATACCTTTTCCTTGAATCACTTCATCAAAGAACACAACACTCTTATGCATTCCTTCATACTTGTGCTCAGGTTTTAATCGTAACTCACCTAAAAATCCGTCACCGTATGGCTCTTTTACCAAGAATGATACATCACCTTCATCAATTGTATGAATCTCATATCCGTTTATCTTCTTACCAGTTGATTCAGTTGATCCTATCATGTCATCTAGATCATACTTTGACATATCATCTTTTTGAACATCTGATGAATACTCTATTTCATTTATTACTTCATTAATTTTCATTATTATTCTCCAAGACTATCATCAGCCGTTGCAATTAGTCTAATGTCTTTCAGACGATTGGGATACCTATCGTTTATTTCATCCTGGATCGCCTGTTTTTCATCTTCTAAGGCTGCTGACATTTGAGCCATTGTAGTGAATTCACCTGATTTCTTACGAGACATAACATCTAGTTTTAATTCATGCATCTGGTTTTGTAATGCTGTTATTTCTGTATCACGATGATATACTTCACCACCTGCATCTTCCGAAGGATCCCACTGAAAGAATGCGTTGTCTCCTTTCTCTTTTGGATTCCAACCATATACAAACACACCTGGAATGTTAGATAACCTTTCCCACAATGTCTTACTACCTTTAGACTGATTCATATCACTAACAATAGTATAACCATAATCAACAACTGCCATTTTATACAATAATGGTGCTATACCTTTTCCTTGAATCACTTTATCAAAGAACACAGTACTCATATAATATCCACGTTCTTGTGTCAATTCTAACACACCTAAAAATCCATAACGTGCTGGGTCTTCTACCAAAAAGTACACGGAACGATCATCTGACCTCATATGAATATTATAGTCGTTGATCTTCTTTCCAGTTGACTTAGTTAAACCAATGTGTTTGTCAAACTCATAACGTGAAATACTATCTTTTGATAGATCAACATACTCTATCTCATCAATACGATCTTCTTTAACAATGCCATTAGCGATACGCACACTTGCTCTATCCATCATACGCTTCACTTTCATGATGCCTTTACCAGTTTTAAACAATCCTTTCAATACGGGAACTGTCATAGTCAGTGCTGCGCTTAATGCTACTATCTCTTCACCAGACAATGACATCAATGTCTTCGCTATTTCCATAGCATCTTCTTTAATGGTAACAACTTCATTAATTTTCATTGTTATTCTCCTAATTCTTTACGTTCTTTGCTTTGCCTTTGCGGTTCTTATTGGGATCATTTCTTTGTTTACGTTTAACTGCGGTAGCAATACCCTTTGCTCCATCTTTTTTACCGTCTTTGTTTTTATCAGCATTACGTAGTTTAGCGGCTGCACTCTTACTTAGACATTTTGGTTTACCTTTACCATCACCATCGCCACACTTACCAACACGTTCGCCTTTGCTGTTGTAACGATCCCAACCACCGCCACCAGCACCACCTTTTTTGCCCTTTCCGAACCATGCGCGTAAATCTTCATTTATGATTTCGTTGATATTCATTTCTTTGATTTCCCCCAATTGGAAGCACCGACTTTACGACACTTAACTAATGCACCTGATGCATATGCTGAAGGCCATACTTTGTAACGACTTTTAACTTTGTGATAGCAAGCGTCTTTCTCGCCTGCTGCTTCTTCAAACTGTTCTTCTGATATCATCTGAGATTCAGTTTCTTTGTCATCTGTTACAAAATGCTTCTGAGCATTGGTTAATCCTTTATCATTTAAAATATCATTAATTTTCATTATTATTCTCCTAGTCCCATATTAAATAATTTATGAGATGAACTGCCACTCAATATAGGCGGACCTTTCTTTGTTATTTTGTTTCCGAACTTTGCTGCCTGTCGCTCAGTTTCACCAGGCTTTACATCTACTGTGGTATTAACGCCTGGCACAATCTTACCATCTTCTACTATTGATTCGTTTACTTTAAACTCCCAAGAGTCAATTTTGCTAGGAACGATAACACCACGAGGCGCTGAATATCTACTTACATCTAGCATATCTTGCCACCATACCCCATCAAGTCCTGCTTGCTCTGCATATACGGGTAGAACAAAATCTAGTACACCAGTTGCTTCCATGCGTGTCTGTCTTGCTGCTTTTTTCAGTTTATCAGTTGGAACAATACCACCCTTGTCTACTTCAACGTCATAGTGTTCTAATTCACCATCATATTCATATTCTGCATCTGCCATTGAATTGAAAGTTGAACAAAGGTCATCTTCCATTTCATCATCATAGTAACATACTGTAACAGTTTCTTGCTGTTCTAAGTATCCATTTTCAATTGCCCATTGTTTGATTACTTCGTAATGCGAATCTGTAAGTGCATGTGCATTTAGGAATCTGTTTCCATCTTTGGTAGCACTATATGTATCCCCAGTTACATGTCCTCTAGCAATCTTTTTCCAATCATCTGGATGGGTACTCACGCTCAACCCTGCACCCTCATATCCATCACGCTTCTTTGACGCATCTAATGTGCCAACATGATATAAATTTTTTACTGATGTAACTGGCAATGCTGGCGATTGATCTTCTTGTACCAATTTACTATGTCTATCTTTGAATACCTTCTTATCACCTTTTGTAGTCTTCATTACAGGTTGATTGTGAGCATCTTTTGTAAACCCCTTTACAGTTGCTTTACTGTTCTTGAATTTACCAACCAGCACTTCATCACCTACTTCTATCGTAGGTAATGTTAGTTTCGTTGGTTCTACTATTTCACTAATTTTCATATACTATATTACCATTTTTTACAAGACCAATATCCTGCTGTGGTTCTATCTTTTTTATCAGCACACTTATGACGTGCACGAAAACTCTTTCTTGCTGCTGGATTAGACTTTCTAATGCGCATATCAGGATCACCAAAGTTAACTTTAACTACGTTACCTTTGTCATTCTTTACATACACTTTGAACTTCTTAACATCACCTCGTGAAGGCTTGCCTAGTTTAACTTTACGACCTTGGTATTCTGCTTCGTCTAAGATTTCTAATTCATCATACAACATACTTAATTCACCTTCGTATGTGTATTCGTCTTCACTAACCTCTATGACACAATTGTTTACACGAACACCATTGTCTATTTTTGTACCATCTTTTTTATAACCATCCCAACATTCAGGATCTAATCTTTTTGTTTTCTTCTTTTTTGCTTCATATAAATCTTGTATTCTCATTTTACTTGTTCCTCTAATTCGGTTGGTATACCTTGCTTTATAATAGTAGGATTAGATTTAAAATCACTAACTACCTTCTGAACTAAATCTGATGGGTAATTTTTCTTAGCAGCAGCATATAACGATTCAAAACTGTATAGATCATCAGCATTGTCTAACTTTAATATTTTTGCCCACTCTGCTGGATTTTTAAATGGACCCTTGATTACTTCATTAGTATTTGCTTTTGTATAACCAGTACCATTCTTCTTTTCTACTGGTCTACGAATTACACGCACCATGCCCTGTGTCGGTGAGAACATCCAGCGTTCTATTTCAAGTGGTCTACCATCTGGTGTAGTTTCATCACTTGATTTAACGTCAATTTTGTCAATCATTGCACTAACCATAAGATTACGGTGAACACCTTTGTAGTTACTACTTTTACCATCTTGGCTCATCTCTTTTGAGTGTGGAGAATGATAGTAGTGCTTCATGAAGTCTATGTCGCCCGGCATAAAGTCAATTTGTACTTTGCCAGTGCGTTGCTTTCCATCTGCTTGCTTACTATCATCGTATCCAACAATATCGGCACTTGTAATGAATACACCTGTTTTTTGCACAAATGTAAGTCCAGGTGTTGATTGTAGTTTCTTTTGAAAATCATCTTGCTCTTCTTTAGTTAGTTGCACTGCAATATCAATGTCTCCACTAAACTCTTTTTTGCCAACACTACCTAGTGCATTTTTCATTAAAGGTATACCCAATTTCTGTTCTAGATTCCGTAGAGTTGGAGCAATTTCTGAATGATGTATAGCACCAGCGCCCGGAGCAGAGTCGCCTTCGGTGATTGATTCTACTGGAAATTCTGTGTTATGAGTCTTAAAATCTTTTTTGCGCATAACAGTCTTAGCAATCAAATCAAGTTCTTGATTATTATGATCCCATACTAATACAAATGGTAGATTTATCTGTGTCTGTAAATCCTTCATAGTACCTTCTGCATCTGGTCCCAATCTAGCAATAGGCTTTGCCCAACGTTTTGCTTCTTGCTTGAACAAGCGAGTCAATTCACCTTTGGTGATCTGCTTAATGTTGCGCTCGTCATTTACTCTATCTAAGAAGTGTCGTGTGAAGTTTACATCAATGCCTACTTTACCAAATACTTTGTCTGCAAAAACTTCTAACGCATCTAAGTCTGCTCTACTCAGTGAATCATCAAATTCATTTAATCTCATAATCTATTCCTTTTCAAACGGCTTTTCGCCTGTCATTTTTGGCAACGAAAACCATAACTTAAACCATTCTGGTGTTCCTGGCTGTATATTATTATCTCGTTCAATTTTACGCTTTTCTGAACCTGTTATTGATATATTAGATTCATCATCACCATCTACGATATCTTTATCCTTATCGTATATGCCTGCTAATTTCTTTAATTGTTCAATTTCTTCTTCTAATGACATGAAAATACCTCTATTAATTTATATTAGTAGTATTTATGCTGTTGTTTAATTTAAGTTGGGTTTTTGCCTGTGCGACATAATGCCTCAAGCATCTTAAAATAATTCCAAGCGTCTTGTACAGCGGGTGTCATATGTTCTTCTAATGGGATAATATCGTGCCAATGTCCTGGCAGACTACTTATTGAATCTAGCACATGTGTGCGTTCTCGTTTTACTAATTTTCCATCATATAATAAATCATCTATCAAATTGTGAACTTCTGATTTATCGTGAAGATGTAATTTATGTCTATTATTGCCCAGCATCAAATGTATTGGGTCAATCGTACTCTTCCAGAATATATTCCATTGATCTTCATCTCTAAAATCAATTTCAACACATGTTATTACGAGTAACACGTCATTATATTCTACTTTTTTTTCTAATATGTCGCTCAAGCATCTAACTAAATCAAATCCAATTAGCATATTAAATACACGATTAATGCATATGTTGCATAATGAGATATTTGATCGCATGTTTGTATGCACCAAAATACTGAACCATCTCTTGGTATTCCAAATGTCCATAGCAGTTTTGATTTTAAACAATCAATGTGCCAGTGTGCTACATAATCCAATACAGCAAATGCAAGTGCAAGCCATGGATTAATAAAAAATACCAATACGACTAGTGTTAGTGTCGCATGATCTAATGCATGTATGTGCAATCCTTTATTAAAATAAAGTCGCTTTGTGGTTGGTTTTCTAAGTGACTGTAATGCTAAATCTGCAACTGAATGTTTACACATTAACAAGAACAATATTACTGCTTCTACTTCCATGTTATTTCTTCTACTTCCGTGTTATTTCTGCAACAACTTTATGTTTAATATGAAATTTTCAACAATCAACTTCGTAACAGTTGCAAGTAAAACTACTTCGTGATCATCTGGACTTCGCATCATATGATCTGACAACACTTGATTCGCTATGAGATTGTATGCGGAATCTTCACTTACATTTAACTCTTCCCAATCAATAGGATCCTCAAGTTCTACTTCTCGTGCGATTTCTACTAATTGCTCTACTGTAGGTATTTTATTATTCATAATGATTCAAACGAATATTTGCTCCTTTGATTTTTTCTTTTCAACTTAATAAAGAATGCCAATTCAATTCTATCAATTTGTGCTTGTGACAACCATGCGCTTATGTGGATTTTGTCTCCGTATGTATCATATTGTTTATGAACATCTATTTCGTTATTATCTGTATCACATAAATTTGCTAGGTAATTACCTAAATCAGATTCCCGATACCACTCATATACAACAGTTTGGTTAATCCAATGTTCAATATTGTGCGGTAAGATGTTATTAGGTATCTTTTTTTGTAAATCCCAAGAATCAATTGTTATAGTGTGCACGTGCATATTTAATAATTCTATCATAACCAATATGATAACATAATCATACACTTATGTCAATTAAACAATTCCTCTTTTTGACAACCATTCTAATATTTCATTGTCATCAAAATCTGGCGATCTACGATGAGTTTCTGTAAGACTATCCCAATCTCGTAATGCTGGATGAGTTTTATCTGCCGAATTAAAGTAAGACCCATGTCTCCAACCTTCAGATACTTTCTCACTAACCCATCTATTGTGATGCCATTTCTTCATATCAAACAATGCTTGATTTTTTACATCTTCATCAATGTGGATTGAATTCTCAAAATTTCCCATTGCTGCTACATCATATTGACTAGATAATTCAATATCGAAGTCATCATCAAAATGATACTCCCATACATTAACAATAAACAATGCCTCATCTGCGGTAATATCACGTGTTAACGGGATAACATATGTATGAGTCATATCGCAATCTGCGCAATGACCATATTCCATACCTATGTGGTCTTCACCTAATTGATACTTTAATACTGTTTCAACTGGTGAAAATTCTTTAACTGCACTGTACCAAGTTAATGCTTGCTCTTGCGTTAATGGCTCTGCTGTTTTTAATTGAATGTGATGTTGATAATACATAATATCTATCCTATTTGTTCGTCTGATGAATAACGTGATACTGAACGAGGCGATGACTTCGTGGTCGCAACCTGTACTGGTGTTGTTGTATGGTTGCTACCAGAGTTTACATATAGACCAAACCATGCTGCGCCTGCGCCTACTATAACTGATACCAATCCTGCTTGTGCCATATTAGGCTCTTCTAATAACATAAACCACTGTGATACATCATATAGCAAATAAATGTAAACAGTTATGAATGCTCTTGGAAATAATCTTAATTTATCAAACCAATATGGAAATGCTTCTAGCATACTTATTTTTCCATCTTCATTTAAATCTGTATCTGACATATTTACTTTCTCCATTATATGATAGTATTTATACAAAGTCAAGCCGTAAAAAAACCAAGCATGCAGGAAAACATACTCGGTTTTTTAATTACATTAACTTACGTTAAATGTTAAACTTATGCTACTGTCATTGCACCTGCGATTGTTAGTGCTAATGCCTGTAGTGCTGTTTGCATAGCGGCTGCATCAGCCCATGCGCTTCCTTCAACTGATACGGTGAATACCGTTCCACCTACGCTGTGATCAGAAAGACCAATAATTGTACCACGCATTGCGATACTCTCTAAAATTGCTTCCATTTCTTCGCCTGGATTAACTTCTGCTGAAACATCTGCTGCTGCTGTGATTGTATAATCTGTGATTGTTGGTCCGTAGTTGAATTTACCGAATTCAATTACGTTTGCTGGGTTACGTGTTGCCATTTTTATGACTCCTTAATTTGTTATTTGTGTGCTTATGCACTAATTGTATTTATCTTTTATACTAAATTTTAGTATGCAAAATCTGCTACTGTCCAAGCCGATCCAGCCCAGCCAGCGTTTAATTCTGCTGCTAGTGAAACTGCTGTCCATGTACCATTGTTTTCAACTGCTACACGAAGATCAGGAGTAGCGACTGCACCCATAACAACAAGTGTTGCACGTCCTTCTACAATGTGAACTGCACGCTTTACTGCTGCTTTGTGTTCGTTAAGAGCAGTTAGTGTAACTGCTTCTGCTGCAACTGCTGCTGCTTCTGCAATTACTGCATTATCATATGCTGTTTCTAAACCAGCGTTGCCTGGATCTGCATCCCATGCTGCTTTCGCTGCGATAGTTGCTGCCTTTGCTGCTGCTGTATCTACTACATCTTGAGCATATGCGCCCGCTGCTGCTTCGTCCATGTCTGCACATGTTGTTGTAAAGTGAGCAAGTGAACCTGTTAGGAACTGGCTATCTACTTCGTATACGTCATTTACTTTAGTTGTCATAATTTGACTCCTTTAATTTTAATTTGTGTGCTTTTGCACTATTTGTATTTATCTTTTATTGTAAAATAATTAACGTGTGACCTCTATCAGTTCTAAAAATACAACCCAATCAGTTGATGTTGCTGCTGGACCTTGTACTGATACTTTGATTCTATCATTTGCTACATCTACTGATACAAATCCTGTACATCCTGAATCACTATCCTGTGTTACTTCATAACTGTTATTTCCAATGGCGACCATAGTTCCTGACATCTTGTGAACAATACCAGTTACTTTAAAACTATCATGTGCTGTACCACTAGTAGCAACATAAGTAGCAGAAAACTTAGCAGTAGTATTATCTGCTAATGTAACGTAAGTGCTATCACTAAATGATACCTCTGTTTCCACTGCATCAGTAGTCTCTATTGCAAACACTAAGTCACGTCTTTGTGCTGTTGTTGACACACCAGATACTACTTGCTTAATATCTGCTCTAAACTCAATATTATTAGTGAAATTTCTATCACCAATAACATCTGGCTCTGCATGTTTATTGTTAACATAACTCTCTGTTGCTAATCCCGCAACACTTGGTATATAAGGCTTATTAGCCAAATCTAAATAATTACCACTGAACAATACTGGTGCGTTAGATAAATCGCTGTAACTACCACTGAAGACTGTTGGACTATTTACTAACGTGCTGTAATCTAATGCAAGTGTAGATAAGTCAATTTCATTTCCATTATTTAATGAAAGTACGTTCTGTGTTAATATAAACGATAAGTTTGGTAAACTACTTGCTGGTATATTGGATAAGTCGTTATAATTTCCACTAAACAAGGTAGGTCGGTTAACAAGATCGTTGTAGTCAGCACTAAAGTGATCGCCACGTTCTACTAATTTTTGTGTTACCCAAGATTCACTTGCATAGCCTTCTAAGTCGATTACACCATCTGTTTGCAGTCCTACTAATTGTGCCGTAACATAATCTTTACTTGCCCAACTAACGTCTAAGTCTATATTTTCCCACATCGAACTTAATGCGTTATACATAAGTATATGGTTGGTTGATACACCAGATATTGCAACATCATTTAAATCAGATGTTGAACTGAGAGTTCCAAAATCAGCAACACTTATCGCATTTGTTACATACGCTTCTGATGCCAATCCTGTGATACTTGGTATTGTTGGTGTATTAATTAAGTCGTTATAATTAGTTGTTCCACCACCGCCACCACTACCTAACAGACTTGTGGTGTCAGTTAAGTCACTTACATCTGTTGGTATTGTGGGCTTGTTAGTTAAGTTGTTGTAATTAGTTGTTCCACCACTACCTAACAGGCTTGTGGTGTCAGTTAAGTCACTTACGTCTGTTGGCAGTGATGCAATCGTTGCTAATCCTGCGATACTTGGAATAATTGGTTGATTAGTCAAGTCGGTATAACTACCACTAAAGATGGTAGGTGTATTAATCAAATCTGCAAATTCACCACTGAACAATGTGGGTGTATTAGTTAAATCTGCATAGTCACCGCTAAACAATGAAGTTGTTAATGCATAAACACTTAAATCAGTTATAGGCTGATAAGAAGCCAATGTATTCGTAAGATAACCAGTTGTAACTAAATCTACTGGTTTGTTAGTTAAATCATCATAACTACCACTGAATAACGCAGTAGTTAATGTATATGCAGCCAAAGAAGTCGCTAATGAAGATGTGGTTATGAATTCACTAAGATTACCAGCACTGACATTTGCAATTTGCTGATCAACGTATGTAATGGTTGAATATTCAGTTAGATCGGTTACTAATAATGAATCGGTGTCTGTTAAATCATTTATATCAGTTGGCAAACTGCTTATCAATGCATGTGCTGATAAATCAGTTGCTGGATGTACAACTGCTGCTATTTGTTGATCTACGTATGCAATACTTGCTAATCCATCGATACTTGGAATGATTGGTTGACTCGTCAAATCAGCATAATCGCCACTGAATAAACTTGGTTTATTAATCAAATCAGTATAATCACCACTAAATACGTCAACTGCTGCTATTTGTTGATCTACGTATACGCTGGTTGCATATGGTGTTAGTGATGGAGTGTTTAGTATGTTTGCATAATCTACTAGAGGAGGTACATATGCAGTGAATAATGCTTCTACTTCTACTGTTTTTATGTATGCTGCTAGATCAATAACACCACCCACAGATGCTACCGCATTGGCATCAATCGCTGCATTAACTTCCGCTAGTGAAAGAAAACCAAGGTCATTGTTAAAACTACCAAGTGTTAATGCCGAGGTCGTTGATGGTACGTACATGTTCTTTAATGAATCATATACTAACATGTCACCAGTAGTTACAGGCATCGTAGTATCTACGATACCTTGCTGTGAACCATCAAGGGTCGCACGAGGTCTTACTGCGTTAATTGCCATTGTTTAGTTCCTTAAATCATTAGTACTATTTTGTTTACCACGCCGTGCGTTGATGCATCATATGTTTGATCAACCAAGTACGATCTGTCTATTCTTGCACGAACATATACAAAATTACCAGTGAATGTTGCTCCGTATGTTGTTGATTGTGCATCGTATGGTAAATATGCAGTACCGCTTGATAATGCAATATTAAACCAATCTGCTTCTGTTGGTGACTCAAGTAATGTTGCTTCTAACCAAATACGACCAGTGAAATTATTTACATGAAAACTAACAGTATGTAGACCGTCGCTGTATCCATAAAATCCATCACCTCTGGCTTTTTCACCTGTGTATGACATTTCTGCTTTGTTTGTTAAAATTACTGTTGAACTAGCCATTTTATTATTGTCCGTCTAATGTTTCAATTTCAATCAACACGCCAGTGCCAGTCAATTCTTCAATTACTGCTGTAAGTTGAGCGAGTGAATCACTATCTAATACGTCTATTGATTCGTCACCATCTTTTAGCAATTTGCTTGCCTTAATCACGATGACCGTTTCTGCTATCTTAGCCATAAGATACTCCTATTAATATAATAGTATTTATCATTATAGGAACTATGTTAACTATGATGTATTAAGGAGTTGCCATTGAGAATGTAGTTGGTAGGAATTGTATCCATGATGTTCCGTCATAACCTTCAAACAGTTTCGTTTCTGTATTGAAAAACATCTGTCCTTCAACTGGATTGGCTGGATGCTGTGCTGCTGTACCTTTTGGTAACACAAACGAGTCATTAACTTGCAATTCATCTATTGATGCTACTGTTACTGCTATTTGCGAATCATTATTGCCAGTACCAACTGTAAGCACTGGATCATTTGCTAGTGTATCACCGATATCACCATATAGTGATCCTGTTAGATGAACGTTATGTCCTGATAGTGTAGTTGCTCCAGAAGTGTTAAGTATTGTTGCACCGCCACTACTTGCAGGTGCTTTTATTTTTTCAATATGTGCATCATGGATTGTTAATGTGTCTCTTACTGGACCAGTAGTAATAATTGGCGTATTTTGGGTAGGTGAAAGTACATCGCCATATAAGCTGCCTGCTACATTACCTGTTAATGTGTAAATACCTCCGGAGGCGTTTACTACCATTGCACCAGTAGTTGGATTTAAAATGTTACCTTTAATATTACCAACAAATGAATCTGCTGTAATCGTTGCTACTGTAATATTGCCTTTTACTATACTTGTATCTAATGGACTGATATCATTAATAGATTGTGAACTTAAATTAATTGAGTTAATTAGAATGAACGAATCTGTTTCTGAATCTTTAACAAGACCAGAGTAAGATGACGGACCAATTCTTCCTAAGAATCCCACATCTACTGGAGTTGTACCTGATTTATTTAATATAAGCAACGCATCATCAAATGCTGCGTCTACACTTATTAAGTTTGTTGCTTGAATACCTCTATATGCCATTGGGTTTATCTCTCTTTATAACAATACTATTTATCATTATAAAGAGAGTACACAACAATCAAATTAGTATTGCATATCTAGATCGATAGCCCAGTGAGTTGTTGCTGGATCGTGATTTAAACCACAGGCGATATCGTACAGGGTACGTACACCAAATCCTACTGCACCTTTAGGTGTGGTATCTTTAGGACTATCAGCCCATGCCATTCCTGCAATATCCAAATGTGCCCACGGAGTATCACTATCAACGAACCGATACAAGAACTCTGCTGCTGTGGTGGAACCACCATACGGACCGCCAATGTTCTGCATATCAGCAATAGGGGAATCTATCATCTTATTCCATACTTTACCCATTGGCATACGGAAATAATTCTCTCCTGCATCTGAACCAACTGATGAAATATGACTAGCGAACCCAGTAGAATTACTAAACAAACCTGCTGCTTCGTGACCTAGTGTTACCAAAATAGCACCAGTTAATGTTGCTAAATCAATAATCTGTGCTGGCTTGTATTCATTTTGTACATACGTTAGAATATCTGCAAGTACCAAGCGACCTTCTGCATCTGTATTCAAGTTCTCGACTGTTTGACCATTTAATGACCCGATAACATCACCTGGGCGAGTTGCACCACCAGACGGCATGTTTTCTACAAGTCCTACGATTCCTACTACATTGGCTTTTACATTCTGAGAAGCAATTGCGTGCATAGCACCAACTACTGCTGCTGAACCACCCATGTCAGTCTTCATATCTCCCATACCCTTTCCAGGCTTTAGTGAGATGCCGCCAGAATCAAATGTAACACCCTTTCCTACTAGAGCAAGTGGTGCTGCGTCTGTATCAGCATTCATGTGTTCCATCACAACAACATAACTGTCACGATCAGAACCTTCACCAACACTCAATAGCAAATCAAATCCTAGTTTACGTAGAAATTTCTCATGCATAATCTTTACTGTTACACCCAAAGGTGTTAACATTTGGTTGATACGATCTGCGTACTCTTCTGGATACAATTCGTTACCCGGCTCAGTAACTAGGTCACGTGCCAAGAACACACTTTCTTCAATGGTTTTGACTGAATCTGTACCATGAATATATGTAAACGTAGTACTTTCTGTATCTGTCTTGTACTTACTGAATGAGTATGCAGCAAGTCGTGCACCTTCAATGATAAACGCTGATGTCTTATCATTAAACTCAAAATAAACATGATTGCACTTTTTATTATATTTGGAAAAGCATTTACCACCAAGATTGCGGTAATCGGTATCGGTAGATGCTGTTGTTTTTACAATGAGTACTGCATGAACAGACATACCAGATGGATATGTTACTTCAATCATATCATCATCTTTACTTGAATCATTCATATCCCATGCTGCTTGTAACTGTCCTTTCGTTGTTTTGTCTAATACTTTGTAATACTTTGATTTATATTCAACTACAATTGCTGAATTATTTTCATATTCACTCACACTGCCTCCAGTTCTTTCGTTGTTATTAATACTTCACCATCTGTATAACTGATAATCAGTTTTTCAGTGATTGTATCATTCATAATATGCTTTGCTAATGGTAATTTAATACGCTCGTTGATTAGTCGTGAAAGAGGACGTGCGCCCATTGCTGGATCATAACCTTCTGTTTCAAGGAAAACTAATATACTCTCGTCCCATTCAATCTCAACACCACGTGATGCGATATAACCTTCTAATTGTCCTAAGAACTTTAGAACGATACTGCGCATATATTTTAATTTTAATGCATTAAATTGTACAATACCATCTAATCGATTTCGGAATTCTGGTGCAAAGAATTTGTTAATTGCTTCATTAACGGCTACTGCGTTATATGCTTGATCACCAAATCCAATCGCTTTCTTTGAACCCTCACGCGCACCTAAGTTAGATGTCATAATGATAATTGAATTCTTACCTGATACTTTTTTTCCTGTACTTGATGTGATCACACCATCGTCTAATAATGCCAATAATACTGACATAATATCTGGATGTGCTTTTTCTACTTCGTCTAACAATAACACACAATTTGGTGAATCTTCCAATGCAGTGATCAATAAACCATCTCCTGCTTTTCCGTCACCATGACCTACATAACCAGGAGGTGAACCAATCAACTTCGATACAGAATGTGCTTCTTGATACTCACTCATATCAAATCGCACGAGTTTCATATCCATAGACTCTGATAGTCGCTTTGCTGTTTCCGTTTTGCCAACACCAGTTGGACCAGTGAATAAATAACTTGCGATAGGCTTATTTGGTTCTTTTAATCCTGCTAAACTAATGGTAATTGAATTGATTACACGATTGATCGCTTCGTCTTGTCCAAATACATTATTACGCAAGAAATTCTCTACTTGAATATGCTTGTTGTTTGTTTGTTCTTCTGCTTTAGTTCCTAAATGCTCTGCTGGTATACCAGTGTAGCGAGATAATTCTGCACGAATCGCTTCGTCAGTAATCAATGTGACTTGCTCATTGATAGGCTGAATCTTATTAAATGCACATGCACGATCAATTACATCGAATGCCTTATCTGGCAATTTCTTATTAAATACATACTCTGCACTTAAATCAACTGCTAAGTCACATGCAGATGGTTCAATTTCAAATCCATAATGTATCTCATATGACATAGCAGCATTACGAATAATCTTCTTTGCTTCTTCGGAAGTAGGCTCTTCGATATTAATCTTAGTGAATCTTCTTGCTAACGCTGCTTCTTTTTCAAATAATTTACGATATTCTTGATCAGTTGTTGCACCAATTACTTTTAATTTACCACTTGACAATGAGGGTTTGAGTAAGTTTCCTGCATCCATACCGCCAGAACCACCACTAGTTGAGCCTGCTCCAATTACCATATGAATTTCATCAATGAACAATATGATATCGTCACGCTTTTCTAATTCTTCAACTAGTGCCTTCATACGCTCTTCGAAATCACCACGATACTTAGTACCAGCGACTAATTTTGCCATGTCAAGCATTAATACAGTTTTACCTTTGATAACATCTGGTACTTCATCTTCTACGATGAGTTTTGCCAATCCTTCCACAATAGCAGTTTTACCAACACCACTACCTCCTACTAACACTGCATTAGATTTCTTCTTACGTGCAAGTGTCTGTACTAGATCACGTAATTCATCACGGCGACCAATTACATCATCATAATTACTTGACTCTTCATTCATATTGACAGTGAATTGTGCTAATGCCGAAGGTGCTGTATTACTACGAGGTATTTGCTTCTGTTTGGTTCCTGTTGTTTCATCACGAAAGTCTTCACTTATTACTGAATTCACATCATGCAACCACGCTGATAGTGAATGCTTATCTAGTCCACATTCGTATGCGAAATGTGCTGTTACTGATTGCTCTTCTGAGAGAATACTTAATAGCAAATCAACATTGTTGATTGATTGCTTTCCGTAAAATACAGCCTGTGTCATTGCACGATTGAATACGCGCTCTAACATTTGTGTCTTACGTGGAGTAATTTCTTCATCAGATGACATAACTAATTCATCACATTCTGCTGCTAGGTAATCCTCAATCGCGAGTTGTATACTTTCACAATCTGCTTGAATTTCGTAACACATAATACGTACTGCGGTATCGTCTAAAATTACCAACGATAAATGCTCTAGCGTCACGTATTCATGATTATGACTTTTTGCTAGATCAATAGCGCGAACTACTATGTTTTCAATTTCTGACATTCTCTTAACCTTAATATAAATTGATCGATACTAGTATCAGTATCTAATTTTGGGATTTCAGTATTCACAATAATGTGCAATCCTGCACGCTTCTTTGTTAGTTTATTCATCAAGCCCTTGTTAGGTACTAGAATGACTAACCCATCTTGCGCTCCCGCTGGGATTTCTATTTCTAAATGCTCGTCACATGGACCTATAATTGGGATTACACTTCCTTGCATCGCATCTACGATATCAATTGTGATATTCATTATAAGCGATAATCCCTGTCTTGTCAATACTTTATGTGATAATTCTTTGATATTAACAATATATTTGTCAATAGGAGTGTTTACTTTATACTTATCATCTAACCTAGATCCTGCTGGTATTGCTACTTTCAATATCTCACCAGTATCTGTCTCAATGTAATCATCTACACCTTCTATCTGCTGCTTGATTGTTAATTTTACATTTACTAAATGTGTATGTGAAGTTACAATAATAGGCACGATAGTACTCTTTCGTAGTTGTTCGTATGCTTGAACAACACGATTAAATTCGACTGATTTGCCGCCTCTATCTGGGTGATGCTTCATTGCAAGTTTTTTAAATGCTTGCTTTATTTCTTCTTGGGATGAAGATGTCGCTATATTTAAAATGTCCCAAGGGTTACTATTTGTTTGTTTCATATTATTTCATACTGCTGAATTAGTTTGTTCCTATAAACTGCCTCAACATCGTTACCATATATTTCATTGCTCGACAACGAACAATCACACTTCTCGTGTAGTTGTATTTACTTATTTTTTTATATGAATTATATGACACTATATATGAACTGATTTTTTGCTAGTCTTTAAATATCTTTAGTACTTTATCAGTAATTCCTGGCTCTACAGGGACGGGAATAGTTACATCACGATTATCATTGTGATTATCAATATTGATTTGAACACCTTCATAGTATGATTTGTATGCTGCTATAATAGATTGCTGCTGTGATAACAATTTTAATATTTCAGAATTATTCAGACTTAGATTTTCATATCCAATATCAGTTAATGCAAATAATGCAATATTACTATTTACTTTTTGTAACTCTTTCATTACTTCATCCATATTATCTATTGTGACTATAATAAAATCTACGTCACGCAATGCTAATACAGAAGTATCTGGCAATATTAAATCAGGCTTATCTATGGGCGCTGATTTATATGTAACTACTTTTGGTACAGATGAACAACTACTTAGGAATATAGTTGGGATTAGCAATGTCATAACAACTGCTATTCGTTTGACTCTTTTTAACTGCATTTAATTCTTCCTCTGTTAGTGGTGAACCACTTACTATCTCAAAACATCTTAACACATCTTTAGTACCTTTGTCAACTATTTTTTCAACTAATACAGGCTTTGATTCTGCTAATGCACCTAGTTCATGTCTACTTAACTTAGACTGTAAATCTTTAACTCGTGAATTTGCTGCTTCAAATTTATTAGATACACGCAAATACTCATCTTGCACTCTTACTAAATCTGCTTGTACTAATTTTAATGCGACATCTGTTGCTTGTTGTGCTTGTTCTGCTTGTGCTGCGTTGACTGCGAATATTTGAATTTGGTTTTGGGTGTATTTGTAATATTGCCAAGCACCATAACCAACTGCTCCAAAGATCACTGCTGCTATTAGATATAGTTTAATACGTGAAAACATTATTTGTTCCTATATATGATTCTGCATTTTGTCAAATCATAAGGTGATATTTCTACCTCAACCTGATCTGCAAGAAGTACATTAATATTCATTTTTCGCATCTTTCCACTCAAGTGCGCTAATAGAACATGTTCATTCATGTCTAACTTAACTCTGAATTTAGCGTTTGGTAGACACTCTGTTATAATTCCAGTTGTTTTTATTGTATCTTCTTTAGACATTAGTAACTATTCAAAAACTTAATTCTTTCTGATATCACTTTAGCATCTGGGTCATGTGCAATAACATATTCATAACTGGATGTGTGTACTGATTGTTCAAACTCTTCCGAAGTCCAATCTTTTGGAATAGTGTCCTTGTATGCTACAAATTTCCAAGATTCTACTTCATTGTCAATATTTAAAATATCTTGTAACATAACATCAATTAACCTAAATAAAAAATTACTACGTGTGTATTCAATAAACACTGTATATTTTCCTTCTGGAGTGGGTCCTACTGATACATCAACATCTAGTGCATCTTTGTGTCCAGTTTCGATGAATTGACTAAGGTCTGACGCTGCGTCGATGTGATTTACTTCAATTGCGACTACAACGATGTTCTTATCATATCCAATCTTACTTTCGTATTGATCAATACTAACTACATTGCTCACAAGACCACGTAGATCATTGTGTTGCACTGCTTCATTAAGTGTCGTCTGATATGATTTCATCACTTGCTCCTAGATTATCATCGTATGCTTGTTCAACTGCTGCACTGTCAAACTGCATATCATCTACTTTCACACGACTTGATTCAATGGTGTCTATTAAACCACGTGGGACTTCAAGTGTAACCAACCATACTGGTCGTAGTATCTTCTTTGCTCTACGCTTGTTTGGACGTTCTGGATCAATCTCAGAATCTTCTGGCTCAATTAACTTTGCTGCGGTGGTAAGTGTGTCTTTTGCATAGAATACTTTGCAGCCATTTTTAAGCAATCTATCTGCACCATCTGGATCTGGCATCATCTTATGTGGATATAACAAAGTCACTGTTACCCAATAACGCTCAATTTGTGGACCATCTACAATCTCACCTTCAATCCAGTTCTTGTATGCATATACGTTTAATGATTCTAATACACCATCAATTTGCATCAATGTTTCCAATGCCGAATTTCTCTTTATGTTCTTACCTAATTGGGCAATGATGTCTGTTTGTTCCATAGTATTCTCCTAACTATTAATATAACAGTATTTAGCCTTTCTTTATTAATTGACTTACTGTAATAGTTAATAGTATATGTTAACGAGTTATTGTATTAATGCTAAATAATATTGTACGAGCAAGTACGAGGCACACTCATAAAACTTAAAAGGAGTTTTTAATGGCCAGACGAGCAAGAAAAACAAAAAACCAACAACGTCAAGATCATGATGTAAAAAAGGACGTTATCCAACTTAATGGGATGAAGCGCCGAGAGCGATTCGTTACCATGATTCCAAAAAACCGCAGACAAGAAGACTACATAGAATTACTAGATGATAACAATCGACACATAGTATTCGCAATGGGACCAGCGGGCACAGGAAAAACAATGTTAGCGGTTTTAGCCGCTATACGAGCATTCAAAGAAGGTATCTGTGAAAAAATAGTCATAACACGACCAGCAGTAAGTGTGGACGAACAACACGGATTTCTTCCAGGCAGCCTAGTAGAAAAAATGGCGCCATGGACTCGACCAATATTTGACGTATTTGAAGAATATTGGACACCACAAGAAATCGAAAATATGGTTGAAGATGGTGTTATAGAAGTCGCACCACTCGCATACATGAGAGGACGTACATTTAAAAATGCATGGATAATAGGTGATGAAATGCAAAACGCCACACCAAGTCAAATGAAAATGCTACTAACCCGTATCGGAACTAATAGTCGCATATTCGTAACAGGCGATCTCGCTCAACACGATAGGGGATTTGAAGCGAATGGTCTAAAAGACTTTTTAGTACGACTAAAAGAACAAAAAAGTGATATGATCGGAGTCATTGAATTTGAAAAACAAGACATTGAAAGACATATCGTAGTAGAAGCCATATTAAACATATATGGTGATGAAGACTAATTAGCCGAGAATTTTCTCGACTATATCTGCCCAAGTACTTGCTCGTACTATCCGTTCATCACTGTATTCTGCATTATGAGGATGATCAACTAAAATTGATTTCAATCCCAAATCTGCACCCAACACAGCATTTTCCCATTTATCTTCAAGCCAATACATACCACTACCACGATAATACTCTAATGCATCATCTTTGTCAGCACCAGTATCAAGACAGATTACATCAACAAACACATCACCATATAACTCTTTCAAGTTACTAACACGTAACGCCTTTGCTTTTACATCTAAACTTAGACTAGTGATCGCTAGAAACTTATATCCTGCTTCAACCAACTTAGCCATACCAGAACGAGAATCACGCAACGCTGGCAATGAACTCATCCAAGCACTGTTGTTAAACTCACGTATTAAACTCTTTCCTTTTGCTTTCTCAATACCATACATGACAGAAATATCATATACTCCAGACACAACAACTACATAACCTTTCGTTGACATCCAATCATTAAATCCTGCTTCCCAATCTAGACACACTCCGTCACAATCAGTCAATATAATCTTTTCGTTCATACTCTTTACTTCCTTGCTTTAATTAACTTATACAATAATTATAACACAAGGCGCCTTACTTGTCAACCCCTAATTACAATAAGTTTGCCAATTCTCATTCTTTATCTGCTCTTCTTGATCCCTCTTAATTGCTTCAAGACATTCACCAATTAGACTGGCTTGAGTATTATTGATTGTTTCCCACATTTCTTCATGGAAAGCATCTTCTGCTTCATCGTCAACCCATTCATCATCAACGTAAGACTCTTCTGTCAATCGTTCAGAATCATTAATAACAAGATCAATGGTTTCTTCATAATCATGTTCAATACCATCATACATTTCCTCACCTTCATAGATATCTGCACCAAAGAAGTTTGGCCCTTCATCCTCATATGAAATAGATGTAATGATTTTAGGATCATATTCTACCAGAATACCTAGTAATTTCTCCAACCCCTGTTCTGGGGAACTCCATGCAGATTCTCCAGAGAAATATACATCATCCTCTTCGGCAGAAAAATCCTCAAAATAACTCCACTTAGGGCCTATGTTAGAGGTAGTCCACTCATACTTTTCTGTCTCTTCATATGTCAAGTCGCCCTCAACAAAGATATCAGAAAACCATTTGTGCGGTGCATCATCACGAATACGTCCAAACATCTCTTTCAGTTTTGTGCGTGCATCATCATTGATTTGATGAAATTGCACATAAAAGTGTACATGATTTGCCATTATTCAATCTCCTCTCGTGATTCGTGATTGTCAATCATACCTCGTAGTACCATCCTACAATAACCCTCAATATAATTTTCTTCGTCTTCAAGATAATCTTCAATCTCATTAATCTGTTCAACACCTAAGTCGTCAGTACTTTCAACACCATACTGCTCCTCAATACTATATAATACCCAATCATAGGCAAGTGACTCTAATTGATCACATAGTTTACCTTGTTTAGTTACTTCAAACGACATCTTATATCTCCTTAAACTTTTAAAGTTCTAATTTCTTACCTAACGCATATCCTGCTGCTGCTGCGCCGCCACCTATAAGAACTGTTTTTCCTATAGAGGATTTACGTCTAGGTCCGCTATCATCATCATCATCATCATCATCATTGTTGTTGCCACTGTTACCTACCAGCATAGACACTGCTGCCAATATCGGTGCACCAAAAATCCAACCTGGACCACCACCAAGCAGCAACGCAGGAATGAGAATAACCGCAGTAACAATCAACCATGCGTATACGTAGATTTCTGTATCATCAGTTTTGTTAGACATCTTCTATCTCCTATTTAAATATTCTATGCTACTAATGTAACGATATCACTGAAATGTTCATCGAATACATTTACTAAATGCTCGTAGTCACCACTCTTCATATCTCTTACGATATCTTCGTGATCAGGCTTGGCAAAACTAGTTGCCAATGCGATTAGATTCTGCTCAGAACCTTGCTCACCTGATATGTCTACGACAATACTTTCTCTAAAATGACTAGATGTGTTCATGATTTAAAACCGATTAGCGTTGCGTTCAAATAATTGCTCACCAGTAGGCTTGCGATTAAGGTATGCTTCTACTGCCACCATATCCTGCTCTTCTTTTGCAATGACAGTGTTATCATAAGATACCTGACTAATGTAACCGAATGCTAGGAAATCACCTAGCACATTCGCAAACGGACTACGATCATTAGACTTCCATAATACGACACCATCAAGGTCGCGCACGTATGCATGTGACCACTGCTCGTAAACTTTAATACCTTTTGCTGTTTTAATCATAGTCTTGCTCTCTTTAATTAACTTATACAATAATTATAACACAAGGATCCTTACTTGTCAACACTTATTTTACAATACGTTCCTTACATATTTTAAAGTAGTTCGTATCTAACTCAATGCCAATGAAATCACGATTTAGATTAATTGCAGCTAATCCTGTTGTGCCACTTCCCATGAACGGGTCAAACACAACATCACCCTCATTACTCCATGAGAGTATATGATCTTGGGCCATCTTTAGTGGAAACACAGCAGGATGCGGAATCTTACCACCACCAACACCATATTCCCAAATGTTTTTTCGTTTGCCATATTCTGCTGCTGTTTTGTACACTCTATCAGGGATAGTTCCATCTTTTTTCATACCAGACTTAGCAGTGCTTTCAGTCATACCGCCTCTAACATTTTTCCTATCCTTGATCGCATTAAATGTTTTTGGTCTACCTTTACTGAATACAAACATATACTCAAAACTATTAAAGTATGCATATTTTGATCCAGTAAACGACTGTGACTTTTGATAGATCATTGTATCATGTAAGCGAAAACCACACTCTTTAGCCCATAATGCTTGCTTAAACGATGTGCCAGTTTCGCTTCCTTCAATTGTCGCGTCTGCAACTACCCAAACTATTACACCACCATCACTTGTGACTCGAAATAGATCAGTTAATACGTCTTTCCATACTTGTTCTCCCCATTGGTCATTATTTCCATTGTAGGTGCGCAAATTATCATATGGAGGACTCGTGACTGTTAGATCAACCGAACCATCTGGCATTTTCTTCATTATTTCAATATTGTCACCATGTATCAAATCAATCATATAGGAGTAATTGAAGTAATATTCTTTAGCGTCTTATAAAGAAACTTATCGTGAAGCACATTGTTAAGTGGTTTTACTTGCCCTCTACCATCTAATCTCACACTACCTGTTATGGCAAAGATTGCATCAAATGCCGATGCTGCGCTAACCAAGTCAGCCATAGTATGCTCACTATCGCGGTTTCTTGAAACGGACAATTCATATACCTTATTGTGATTGTCTGTCAACCTATATACAAATGCTTTTTGTCGCATTGTATCATGTCTATATTTTTCGATAAGACGTAACTGTAATCCCTCAAATTCACAATGAGAGCGATGATTATAATCATGAGACACATATTTTTCAGCAATAGCATCAGTGCGTTTTTCATACGAAGTGATTCGCGGCAACGTCATTAATAACTTCTTGTACGATTCCATCATTGGTGTATTTCGATTACTACACATATGCAGCAGTTTTTTCCTCCAGGAAGTAAGTGTAATATCATCACTTAATTTCGACATGAAGAACTTATTTTCCCAATATGAAAATATATCAGCAGCGTTTGCGTAATCTTCTGCAAGAGGAATTGTTGCATTAAGTGTATTGCCGTCGCAGCAGTTTGTGAAAAGACTCATGGACTCAGAGAATGCATGAGTTCTATTCATATAGAGTAATACAGCCAATGCACCTTCTATGCTAACTGATAAAAGACTGCTTGATGCCCGTTCGTCATAGTGCGTGTGAATTTCTTCAATTTCATCATGTTTTAGTAGAGTATTTAATGTGACTTGTGGGTAAAAATTTGCGGTAGACATAATGCAATCTCGTTAATGGTGGCCTCCACTAGAGGATTCGAACCCCTGACCTAGTGCTTAGAAGGCACTTGCTCTATCCAACTGAGCTAAGTGGAGATATTCGGTTTAATGTTCAATTTTTACAATATTGAACTCTAATATTGTGATGTTTAGTAATTCAATGTATAATTGAAAGATGGGAGTATATAGCGTGAAGTCACCACGCATGACACTTAACTTGAAGTCAACTAATGATACCCCATCTGAGAAATTTTTATATTTGCGCAATGCTGCAACTTCCCACCCAATATTTTTTTTCGTGCGTCCACTGAATAAAATCATACCTTTTCCTTTTTACGAAAGTTTTCTGAATAATTTTCTGTAAATGTGTCGTGCGTTACTTTTTTAAATTTACGTCTTGACTTATAGAATGATAGAGGTTTCTTGAATTCAATAAGTGTATCATCATGTACACGTATATAAGCAAACAACTTTCCTTCAGGATTCAAAAAATATGTGTGAGGTGGAAATTCACCACCTGTGATTTCTAATAAACCTTCCATAATAATATTACTCTATTTAATTTATTTTGATATGTTCTTTATGCATTATTGATATGATGCTTATGCTTAACAACACCACGCTTTAAAGATTTTTTACGATCAACCATTACTGCACTCTTATTGAATGTGCGTGCATTCTTTGATACTAAATTTCTTGCTTTCATTTCATACTCTCCTTAACTCATTAACTATACTAATTATACAACAAGGAGCCTTACTTGTCAACCTTTTTTTGATTTAATTTGACATTAATGTATATTGGTGGGTCTACTCAGACTTGAACTGAGGACCTGCCGATTATGAGTCGGATGCTCTAACCAACTGAGCTATAGACCCCCAATATACACTACTATTGCTCTTTGCTTATGAGTTTCTATTTATCAACCCGGAATCCAGAAAAAAGTTTTATTTGTATTAAATTTATTATTTGTTTTTACCCATTTCTTATTTTCTAATTTATATATAACATTCGCATCAATCTTATCAGCACCTTTAAATTTAACTGACGAGAAACTAGCACCTCTCACAAACATAGGACAGTTTTCATTTCTCCACATATATAATGTTTCTTCTTTAAAATATATACATGCGAATGAACCATCTACTTCGCTCAACTTTAACATATTACTAACAATGTGTTTGTGCAAACATGCAGTATCCCAATTTGAATGATAATTCCATTTCTTCAATTGTTCTTCTTTTATAATACCATTGTGCCATAATAATGTTTCGTCTAGTTCAGATGGGTGAACAGATGAAATAGTCCTTTCAGATGTAGTAGGTGCTTGCACATGTCCGACATGCAATGAACCAGATCGGGTTTCACTAAGTTCAAACTTACCCAAACTTTTATCAATTATTTCTAATGATTTTCCATCATACATTGCTGTTGAAAATGAATGGTTTCCTCTATGTGAATTCAATTCTGCTAACTCATTAAACTCACCAACATAATAACTACCAAATATACTACACATCGCCTACAATCGCCAAGGTATAGTAATCTGATATTCAATAGGATCTGCAATAGACCTATCCATGAATGCTTTGATACGTTCTGCACAACTCGGACATACACCACAAGACTTACCATCAATATCAGGATCATAACATGTCAATGTATGCTCATATAAATGTACCAAATCAAGTTCCTCTAATAGCGCAATCTCTTCATCCTTTGTCAATGTATTAAATGGTGCTACTATTTGTACAGGACAGTTGCGATTCATACTCATTACATCATTCAATGCGTTTGCGAAACTAGGCGTAGTATCCCAATAACCATATGCATCGGTTGCTTGAATACCAGCAAACACATACTCTGCACCCATCGCTTCTGCATACGCAGCAGTCAATGAAAATAAGATCATATTACGATATGGTACATATGTAGAAGGCTGCGGTTCACCTAATACATCTTGAATAGTAGGCATATCAATATCAGTGCCCGCAATGTTTGCACTCATAGGTTTTGCAATTTCTCCTAGAATAGAAAGATCAAACAATTTACGATGAACACCAAGTTTATCACATAATTGTTCTGCACGTTCAAGTTCTACTCGCTGCTTTTGTCCGTAATCATAACCAACTGAGTATACATTGTCAGCACCATATTTGTGTGCTGCAATAATAACAGCCGTTGAACTATCAAGTCCGCCACTATGTGTAATAACTACTTTGTCTGTATCAGGTAATGTATTCATTACTTCGTTTAATGTCATAAATTCCTCTTAATTATTAAATCATTATACTATGATTGTATATATTTGTCAATCCCTGATATGCCATGAAGAACCTGATAACGCTGTTGTTAACTTCGTTCTCTGTGCACGATCTGTTACACCCAAATCGTATTGTCCATGATCTCTTGCTGTGTCTACTGCGCTTTTCGCAGTTCTCAATTCCCATCCAAATACTATACGAAGCGTCTTTATTGCAGCAATATAAGTGTCTTGATCGCCTGTCACATCATACTGCAATAGTGCATGTTTAGTGCTGTCACCAGCAAACATAGTCATTAACATGCCACCACGTATAGATGGGTCTAGTGCGTCAAACATCGCTATTGCCTGATCACCACCAAATTCTTCACCAAGTTCGGTCTTACAAACTGCATAGAATTCTTGTACTGCATCCATTAATGCATCACTTATTTTCATCTAATACCCAATTGTACATATACTTATCAGTATTCTTTTATTAATTCACTTATCTATTATACAACAATAAGCCTTTCATGTCAAGTATTAGTTAAGATATAAACCATTTAGGTATTGAACGACCTGTCCATGTCATTTTAAATCTAGATTGCTTAGTCATATAGAACTCGCGATATGATCTAACTGCATCGCCAGGATGCATACATTCTGGATTTGATCCCATTGCAAGTCTGAATTCAGTTTTTGATTTTCTTACTATATTGGTGGGTATTGCTTTGAGTACTTTGCGTAATTTAGTATCTGATGCATGTACTTTTCCATAGCGATATGTATATTCATCACATAATGCTATAAAGTGAGTGTAATGCCATTTATAGTTGGTATCTGATTCGAATGTCCATTCAGTACAAGGATGATACATATGTACCGCTTTGTACAATACATCGTCATGTACTGGATGTGACCATTTCTTTACCATACGCTTGCCTGAATTAGAAGGCGCTGTGTATAACTTACCATCTAACATACGATGAACTGTAGATAACATCTGTGCTGACTCTAAAATCATTTTAACTACGTGCTTATCACATTGTAGTTGGGCTGCTTTTATTGGGTCATTATCAAGTATGAATAAATTCATTAGTGTACTACCGGCGAATTGGCAGACTCACATAATTTATTGATGCATTCTTGTAATAGATCATATGCTTCTTCTTCTGCATCACGTGAAATTTCTAACGGGGAATCAATATGTAAATCAGCAGACACAAAATTCCAGTTTATAGAATTATCTTCGTATCTATTTTCATCGTCTGACAAATAACCATTATCGATAACCATTTTTGCAATTTCTACAGCATTCATAATATTTCTCACTTAGATTAATGTAAGACCTATTATACAATAATGAACATCACTTGTCAATAGTTTTTAACTAATTATTTTAATCATGTTACGTTTGGTCGAAGTTTGCAATTAGATCATGGGGAATTCCGTATCTTTCCTGATTGAAAAACTCCCTCCAATTAGTTGGTAATTCCCAATCATCAAACGACATCATATCTTCTCCGTATTTTAAATAAGATTTTTGCAACATCGCAGTGTAGATTTCATTATTGAGATTAGCTTCCCATGGTGCGCCAAGACACAATGTATACTTTGTTTCACTATGTGTATTAACCATATCATGAGGCCATCTACCACTAATAATATACGGTTTGTTTGTATCGTGGTTTACAACGTATCCGTTAGATGTTATCCATCTAAGGTCTGTTACGTTGCCTCGGAACACATATCTAAATTTATGCTGAACTGTGTTGAATTTATCTGGAGCGCAATCGATATGCGGGGCCATTGCTTTACCTATAGGTGTAGTTATGACCACCATCTGACTACGCATAGTCCATGGAAATAAGTGCATTTCTGCCCAATCAACAAATTCTGGTAATTTGTCTGTAATTGGCATCCATCTTCCCTCAGGAGACATTAATACGATTGAAGGACTAACTCTATAATCATCTGAAACCATTTCAGTTTCACTATCTAGCACCTGTGATATATCAGGTGGGGATGGTATGTCTAATGGCATTGATATTAGATTTGAAAAATCAATCTGTTTTTTACTCATTTTCCTTCTCCAATGATATTGAGTACGGCGATATTGTTGCTATATTTTGCCAACAATTGGGATCATTTCTACTTGTTGGAACTGTGCAATATAATCCATCCAACACTCTAAATTCGGATATGATATACTTGTTAAATGTAGACACTGCCTTTTGAATGGAGTTGCGTTTTTTTGCTGTTTGTATTGAAAAAAATGGTTGGTATCCATTTTTAATGCAATCATCAACCAATTTGTTGACCATGATAGATGCCCATTCTGTGTGGGCAAGAGAACTGCTTCTGTAGGTTGGCGTTACGAAATATCGGTCAAATATACGTGCTTCTTGATTGTCGAACTTTCTAATTCCGCAAAATGCTACAACATTAACCTCGTCATACAATACATAAAATCCAATCCACTTTGTCCATGCTTTTTCAAACTGATCCAAGGTGTAGTTATTTCTGTTATCATCCTCAGTTAAATGTGCTTGCCTAAAGGTATACTTTGCAAGTTCTTTATCAGTAATTAATTTAAAATGCACGTCCCCATGCCTCCCAATACATCCGGTATCGTTTGAATGCTCTATCCCATTCTTTTAAATTTTTTACATTGACGACAGTAAATACTAGAGCATATCTGTCTACATCTGAATTATTAAAAACAGCATGTTCTATTTTATCTTCTTCAAACGTATAGAAATGTCCGGTTGACTTAAAATTATATAACGCTTCACCATCACTATCTCTAAACGCATTCTTAATATCGTAATGTGTTATAATAGGACATATGACACGCATGTTTTTAGATGCAGTTTCATCTCTATGATACGGCATTGTGCCTCCTGCTGGAAGTTTAACAATACGGGCTCGACATATATCAACTGTAGGTGTTCTGTCAGCATCAAACGCCCACATTGAATTTAGATCAGATAATAATTTTTTCACATCTGGATCATCTGAAGGTATAACAAAGTTTTCTTCATTAGTTTCAACTGTGAACTTATCGTGATTCGTGTTAAGAAAATCTACAATGTCGGTATTGCCCAATTTGCGTTCCACACTTGTTAGGTATCTAATATACTTAGACCCATCTCTATTTGATTCTCGACTGTAATCACATTCATGCAAATTTAAAAACTGTACTGCACATTCCCTATCTTTGTATATGTTAAGATAACTCTCTGTATTAGAGAATGGACAAAAAAACTTATCTTGATTCTTATCAATTATATTACGGACTATATCAGTATCAATTCTTAGATGCCATGTTCTATCAAAGTGTTTCATAATTTCGACTGGGTCTTAGCATAGTATTCGAAAAATGGAGCAACTTTGTAATCATCAGTTAATATACCACGTCTGGATGATCCTGAATCTGGTATTCCATCATCATCCACTGTCCAATCTGTTATCTTTCCTAGCATTACGCCAGCGGCTGTTTCAAATTTGTAAGTTAATGATCTCTTCTCTACATGACCGTCTATAGTATCTATAAACTCTATCCCATTTCCATGCAGATCGGTTACAATTTTTTTAAGTTCGTGTATTGTGAATGTATGGGTATCTTTAAAGAACCCTATTTTACCAACAGATTTTAATCTAATCATAACTGGGAACTTAGTAGGACTAAACTTTACATTATGTTTCAGCGCCATCTCTACAATATATTCTATAAGAGGAGCAACTACGTGTACATTACTCGGATCAAGAATGACATTAATGTGAGGCAGCATCTTAACTTTAAATATATTTTCTAGCGCAATCATCTTTGATTTAGCATACTTACCATTGTCAAAGTCCATATACACTTTGTCTTCCAATCCGCCATTCATTGAGATACCTAATAAGTTTAGACCAGCATCTTTTAGTTCTTGTGCATAAGGTTCACGTCTTAGTTTTAATCCGTTGGTTAGAAGAGATGGCCTGTGACCACTGGTTCTCACAATCTTTATTAACTTAATAAGGTCAGTATTCATCGTTGGTTCAGCGCCAATAAATCTAATATCAGTTCTTTTGGGCAATGCCTTGATTGCTTCTTCAAATCTTACAAGATCAACATCTGGTATACTATCATTATTCAGCATTTCCCCAAGATAACAATTTGCACAAGTCTGTTGACACTTGTACGTTGTTTGAATCGATAGAGTTTTAAATTCATTTTGACTTGTGGGTAATTCATAATACTTTGTCACTTTGATTGTCCTTTTATAGTGTAATACTATTTAGTTACCAAGTATTACTTGGTTCAAAGTGAAAGAGATACTTGAATAGATACACTATCGCCTACATTGAAGAATTTATTTGTTTTGAATGATAACTGCATATTGTTATATTCAGCCATAACAATATTTCCATCATACTGTCGAATAACTTCTGTAGTGTAATTAGTATTACATTGTCGCTGACTTTGATAACCAATAATCTGCTTCTTAGAGGACTTCTTATTAGCAATATCTGCACCAGCAATAGCACCAAGTAATGTCGCTGCATCTTTTCCTTTTCCGCCACCTACACTATTCCCTATCAGACCTCCAAATATCGCGCCTGCGAGGACATCGGCAGTACTTGCATCATTTGTGTCTCCGTAGATGGGTACATTAACATTTGTACATACTTCTACAGGGGTTTGCACACTAATGTTACTATACACTTTCTGCACTGATTTCACCACTGCGTTCTGCATGTATGTCTCTGCTGATGCCATTGTTGCCGCTACTGTGGTTAATAGTAATGCACCACCTAATGCGATTGATCGTTTATAACTTTTCATTATTGTTCTCCAATTTTATTAATACTTTGTAGTACATCGATTCCCAATGTACCTTTTAGTACTTTCAGTTTAGTTTGTTTGCGTTCATTTTCTGTTACGCTTTTCATGTCGTTTTTAATTCTCTCAACTATTTCGTCATAGACATCATAATCTTGATCATAATCATGCATAATTAAATCCTACATCAACTCAGGGAACATATCCCCAACATAAGTTCGTACTCTTGCTTCCACGAGTGCATCAATATCAATTAGATTCTCTTTAGGTCGATGAATTCCATCACTCTCAACTGCATCTTTCGCCACTTGCAGCAATTGTCGTTTATTGAGACTAGTTACCGCATACGGTCGTACCGTTCCTGATTGTACCGCACTTAGTATATAATCTGCCACATCGGTTATATCCATTGGTACTACAATTTTTGTGTTGATACGCTTAATTCCATCTTCGTATAATTCAGCCCGCATAAAATGTTACTTCCTATAGTTGTTGTTCAAATTTAATAATTTCAGGCATTAGTGCCTTCTTCGTTTTTGCTGTTAATACAGTTCCATCTGGTTTATATGTAGCAGTCCATGAACTGCCACTTTTTACAATAGACCAGTCTAATCTTGAGGTCTTCATAACAACTCTTTATTAGTTGTTTCTAAAATGACAAAACTACCAAAGTAAGATTCAAACGTTTGAACCAAATTAGCGTAGTCACCACTCTTCATTTCACTTAAAATTGCATCACCATCATAACCTAATCGTGTTGCTAATTTCGAGGCATTTCCAAGTAGACAGAATGCATTGCCTTCTGGTCCATCAAGATCAATTGTCATTTTTTCTTTTAACTGTTTTTGAATAATAGTCATAGAATTACCTAAATTGTTTCTAGTTGAGGTTTTGCTTCTAAGATAATATCACGAACCATTTCACGGTCAATTGAATCACCCTGAAACGGCAGCATAGCATTACGCGCCAAACGTATTCCTAATGCCAACAGAATATCGTCACGAGTTACACCGATATCGTAGATTCCACCCGGTCCGTAAAAATCAAGAAGGTATGAGATAAATGTTTCAGTTTTAGTATTCATAATAGTTTTACTCTCTGATTAACTTATGTTACTATTATACAACGATAAGCCTTACTTGTCAATGAGTTTTATGAAAATAATTGAATTTAATTTGCGAACACATCAGTCGATGCCGATATGATTGTAGCAGTATATGGGCCACTGCCCACTGAATCATCGATTCTTGCTACAGGTGGTTCATCACCAATTACATCACTGCTTGCAGATGTAATCACACTAGTGTGACCACAATCTGCTGTAACAGTATCGCCTAGTCTTGCACAAGGCTTGTCATTGACAACAATGGTTGGCGAACCAGAAGTAATTGTACCTCCGGTCGTTATTGGGGTTATATGCGCAGTACAAGTTCCATATGTGCGATCTCCTACTCTTGCTACACCCCTAGCCATATTATGCGCCTGCCATTACAATGCCAGAAGTTTTCTCGCTATACATCTTAGCAGTTTCTTCTTCTGTCTTAACAATGCAAATAACACCATTAAGTCTCATTGTGTATTTCGCGTCCATTGACGAAGTAAACATGAATGGAGCCATTCCCATTCCACCATCATTTGCGATAAGCATAGTAGGCTTAGATAAAACCAATGTGTCGGCTGTCTCTTTTTCAAGACGTGCTACCATTTCTTCACCGCTGGCTAGTTTAATACTGATGACATCGCCATCTCTGTAAGGTACTTCTATTAACATTCTTCACTTCCTTTAATGTATTGGGCTAATTGATCGTATCCGCCTATTACGTTTCCATCAATTACAATTTGTGGTACTGTGCGTGCTTGTGGTGCAATTTCTAATAATTGCTCACGAGTTACATCAACACCAATCTTTCTTTCAATAAACTCCATATGCTGAGTTTCAAGCAGTATCTTTGCTTTAATGCAATATGCACAATTTTCTTTTGAATAAACTTCTACCATACTTTCTCCTCCTTTAATTATTATTGTATTATAATGACATACCAGAAAAGGTATCCTTCGTAACGTCCGATGTTACACCGCCTATAATATATGACGATAGTTGAACTTCTTGTGGTGCTACTTGTACATCTGCACCAGCAATCCATTTTTGTGTCCAAGGTAATGGGTTTGCTTGGGGTACTTTGTATGGACAAGATAAGCCCACTGCTACCATTCGCTTGCATCCGATCCATTCTACATATTCGCACAATAGTTGAGCATTTAACCCAATCATTGAACCATCTTTAAATAGATATTCTGCCCATTGCTTTTCTTGTTCAATTGCATCTACAAACATTTGAATGCATTCTTCTTCTGTTTCTTTTGCGATTTTAATATAATCTGGATCATCTTTTGGCAATATCTTTAATAGTGATTGCGTGAACGCCAAATGTAGATTTTCATCACGTGCAATAAACTTGATAATTTTTGCATTACCTTCCATCTTTTTAAGTTCTGCAAACGCCCAACTACATGCAAACGACACATAGAAGCGAACACCTTCTAGTATGTTTACACCCATTACTGCCTTGTATAACGACTTCTTCAACTCGTACAAGTCAACAGTGATTTCTCTACCATTAACCTTATGTACGCCTTCACCTAGTAAATTGTACCATGCTGCTTTATCAATTAGATTATCATAATTTACCGAAATCGCAGATGCACAATCGACAATTTCCTCAATTTCCAAAATTTCATCAAATACAATAGATGGATCAGAATATACATTACGAATAATATGTGTATATGATTTACTATGAATAGTTTCATTAAATGTCCACGTTTGAATCCATGTTTCTAATTCTGGCAAACTAACGATAGAACCAAATGCTTCACTAGGTGCGCGCCCTTGTACACTATCTAGCAGTATTTGACGCTTTAAATTAGATGTGAATATATGTTGTTCGTTTGCAGTTAGTTGCTTAAAATCATTAGAATCTTTTGTAACATCAACTTCATCTGGGATCCAAAAGAATCCCAACTGCTTCTCTGTTAATTTATCAAACTGCTTGTACTTGAGAATATCGTATCTCTGTAAACTTACTCGTCCTTCGGGATCAAGAAATGCTAATGATTTCGTATGATCTTCTTTTTTTGTTATATTAAAAATGCTCATGTTTATTTATATTCCTTTATAAGACACAACTGTCGCAGTCTTCGCCTTCAATTTCACTCAGTCCCGTTTGTGCTAACGGCTCTGCATTCATTTTATTAATGTCAATCTCACCTTGTCCATCATACGTGTTAAAGTAGTAAAGATTTTTACCACCATATTTGTAGAACATTAGTAAGTGCTTCATCATGGTACTCATTGGAATCTTTTCATCTTCAAAGTAGATAGGATTATAACTAGTATTTACGCTGATCGCTTGATCAATATATTTCTGTAATACTGCCATAATCTTTAAATAACCTTCTGGTGACTCTTGATCCCATAATAATTCATACTTATTCTTTAATCGATGTATTCCCGGAACTACTTGCTTGAGTATACCATGCTTTGATTGCTTTACACTTACCAAAGAACGTGGTGGTTCAATTCCGTTTGTGCTATTACTTATTTGCGCGGATGTCTCGGCTGGCATCAATGCCATTAATGTGCTATTACGTACACCAGTTTTCTTTATCTGTGTTCGTAACGCTTCCCAAGGCATACGCTCTTTATACGCTACTAATTCATCTACTTCTTTTTTACGAGTATCGATTGGTAAAATACCATCACTATACTTAGTTTCATTGAAACCAGAACAATGTCCTTGTTCTACTGCTAAATCAGCAGATGCTTTAATCAAATAGTATGACCATGCTTCTGTCCATTCGTCTACTAGTTCAAGATCAGGATTACTATAATTAGTATCGTTCTTTGCAAGCCAATATGCAAAGTTAATAATACCAACACCAAGTGGTCTGCGCTTCTGTGTACCTAGTTCTGCTGCTAGAACTGGATAATTCTGATAACTCAATAATGCATCAAGTCCTCTCACTGCTAATTCACATGGCTTCTGAAAATCTTCTAGTACTTTGATATTGCCCCAATTCACTGCTGACAATGTGCAAGTAGCAACTTCACCATCACCATTGAATACATCTGTCATAGGAGATGTAGGTAATGTAATCTCTGCACATAGATTGCTCATTCTTACAGGTGCTAATTCTTGCTTGAATGAACTATGCTCATTTACGTTGTCTACATTCATCAAATAGATGCGACCCGTATTCTTTCTCTCGTGCATGAAAGTAGAAAACAATTCAATCGCAGTCATTGACTTCTTACGGATTTTTGTATTACGCTCTGCTTTTTCATACAACTCTTTAAATTTATCTTGATCTTCAAAGTATGCGTCATACAATCCAGGAACATCACTAGGACTGAATAATGTAATATCACCACCAGAAATCAAACGCTCATACATAAGTTTATTGACTTGAACACCAAAATCTAAATGCCTTACACGATTGTCTTCAGTACCTTTATTGTTCTTTAACACCAGCATATCTTCTACTTCAAGATGCCATAACGGATAGTACAATGTTGCTGCTCCACCTCGTACACCACCTTGTGAACAACTTTTAACTGATGATTGGAACATCTTATAGAACGGGATAACGCCTGTGTGTGCTGCATCACCATTACGAATAGGAGAATTGATAGCACGAATACGTCCTGCGCCAATTCCAATACCTGCTTTTTGTGATACATATTTTACAATCGCATTTGATGTTGCGTTAATACTATCTAGACTATCATCTGACTCAATTAAAACACATGAACTAAACTGACGTACATTTGTACGAACACCAGCCATAACGGGAGTAGGTAATGAGATGTCAAAATTACTGATTGCATCATAGTAATCTTTAACCCATTTCATACGATTGACTGTGTAACTACCAAACAAAGTTGCAGCAATCATCATATACGCGATTTGAGGTGTTTCAAAAATCTGACCTGTCACTCGGTTTTGTACCAAGTATTTTCCACGAAATTGTTCCATTCCAACATATGCAATGCTTTGATCACGATCATGTTTAATGTAATTGTTTAATTGATCAAGTTCATATGATGAATATAATGAAAGAATTTCATCATCATAATAACCACGACCTATGTTATCTTCAATCACCTTAACTAAATGATCAGGCTCAAATGCATTATACACTTGCTTTCGCAAATGATAATTAATTAATCGACCCGCTACCCATTGATAGTTTGGAGTTTCCTCAGTGATTAAATCTGCTGCTGCTTTAATTAATGTTTCTTGAATTTCATCAGTTGTTATTCCATTATAAAACTGAATACTACTTTTAATTTCCACTTCTGACGGGCTGACGCCTGCAATATCATTGCAAGCATAAAAAACAACTTTGTGTAATTTATCTAAGTCAAGTGGTTCTCTAGCGCCGTTGCGCTTTTTTACCATTATTTCCTTCATTTATATCCTTACCTGTTTGGTTTCAATATTATTTTACTAAGTCGTCTGAATACCATGTATTCAAAATTTCACATTTATCTAATACGGACACTTTGTCTACTATACCATAATTATGATTTAATATATATTTGTTGTCTAATCGTATTACAAGTGCTACACTCGATTTACCTGCATCTTGTACTAATAGTATATCACAAGACCAATCGCATAATTCTAGTGTGTATGCCATTCCAAGCGCAATCACATTTTCATCGTATGCACCATTCCATAACAAGTCCCATGGATTGGGCCACTCTTCAGAGTTATATACATCTATAACTCTATTAGATAGTGGTGCTAGGCGCCACCAATCTACGAGTGTTTGTAAGTATTCTTCATCAGATAAATCTTCTAATGAGTCTAATTCTGTACGAAATGACTTCCATTCCGTCAGTCGTTCCTTGGGCATTAGTTGCCATATTGTATGCACTACAGTGTTGCTTTAAAGTTATTAGCCAACCATGCCAAGTTTGCAGTTTCGGTATCTGTCGTAGTATATTGTAGTGTGAATATACCAGCAACCATGCTACCAGAGAATACATGATCTAATAAACTACCTGCTGTAGTCGCATTAGTTGTGTGATTGTCAGAGATGGTGTGCGTATTATGTTCGCCCACTAAACCAGTATCAACATTGACTGCAATGCTTAATACTCCCTTTCGTATATGTCCTGTCGGATTTCTTAATGAATATCGTATGTCTACGTTATCATATCTAGTTCCATCAAACGAAATACTAGCGATATTCGCATTGGTTGCTGGACCCGTAAGTCCGACAATACTAGGATCATCTAATCCTACATCTGGTTCGAATAGAAAGATTTCTGAATTATACTTTAATACAACATTTCCAGTTCCTACGCCGGGCGCAGTAGCAAATGTAAAAACAAAATTATTTTTGGTATAGTCAACAGACTCTACTTGCAATACAGTATCTACATATACATTATATGATACACCTGGCGCAGTATCTAAATCAACACCAAAATTAAATTCGGTATCTGTGTTATTACCATCAAGTGCTGCTTGCGTATTACCAATGAATAATCGTTTTGCATCTAATGCATATCCTAATTCACCTTCCAGTAATATAGGAAGTTGCGCTAGAGTACCACTTCGTTGTTTTTGTAATTTTATTTCAGTTGTCATGTTAATCACCCTTTTTAGTATATGTATTTATTAAATTCTGGTAGCAAATTATGCGATATTATAGTATTCTTCCAATCTTTTTGCCCATTTTAGTTCCCATTCTGAAAACTCACCAATCTGCATTTCAAACAATTGCCAAAGTCCTTCTCTGCTGCACATGAAAATAGCAACGTCTTTTATGTCAGTTCCATATAGTTCATTATGTGCTAACGCATACGCAGTGCCCTGTAAGAAGTAATCGCCAATCCATTCACGTTTCTTAGGCTTATTCGTCTGCTTGAAATCCATCACAGTTGGTTTGCCTTTCCACATGCCTAATAAGTCTGCTGTGCCTGCATATAAGTCAGGATAGCATAAACTAACTTCTGCTCCCCATACTTCATTCAGTTCAGCATCAATATTCTTGATTACTATATCAGCCATCATACGAGATTGAAGTAATGTTTTACCAGTTTCTTCATTGCCTACATATTCTTCGTTTTTGACATATGACTCTAGCATCGCGTGCATTTGAGTTCCAACCCTTGATGCCTCTGTCACTATTTGTTGGGCGGCTTCATCACCTACACGTTTCTTCCAATCTGCTAAGATTTTCCGATCTCGTGCAGGCTTCGTAGCCGACAGTACGGTGGTGACACTAGGAACAGGTTCACCATAGGGGTTCTTATATAAACGTTGACCATTTACAGAAGTTCGTGTTAATTCGCTATAAGCGTAAGGAGTTTTAATATTTACCATAAAGATATTATACTATTATAATACCCCTATGTCAAGTGTTATTTACTAATTACCAGTAAATGTACCATGAAAATGTGTTACTTGTTACAGTATTTGTGATACGCTCAATCTTGTAACCAAGATTGGAAAAGTGCTTCATGACTGAATCCATATCTGAATATTTTGCACGATTTGTTTCAGTTCCTTGCCATGTATTAAAGTAACTAACGCTTGAAGGGGGAGTTGCTGTTGAAGTTCCTGCTACTAATCCCAAACTAGCATTCGCTGTACCAGCACCAATTACATACTGGTAACTATTAGTACCAGATGTGGTTATCTTTAATCGTAGTTGATCAAGTTCTTTATATGCAAGAACATTTGGAATTGCTGCATCATTTATATCAGCGATTACCGCATTGAGACTTGTTCCAGTTGTACCTAATACAACAGTTACTCCCTCAATGATAACAGTGGTAGAATTAACAATGGTGGGAGTAGTAACTGTTCCCGACACAACTGCATCAGGCGTAGATTCTGTCATGACTGTACCATCAGAAACAGTTGTTTCATAGAGTCCCGATACGGAATCTGCAATAATTGCTTTCATTATTTCTTGAGTTTCATTAAAGATAGTTAAATCTTGATTGCTGTTTGCTCTTGCCTGGGATGCGTTTAATCCTACACTCATGTTATATGTCCTTTTTAACTTGCTTTCTTGCCATTTTATCTATGCGCTTATCTTGTTGATCACGACTTGGTTCAGAAGATGATTTTCCATCTCTGCCAAAAAAGATGACATCATCTTTAATATTATCAACTATGGGAATAGAATCTAGTATATCAAACAATATTGAATGATCTATCTCATTTCCCATTTCTGCAAGAGATTTTGCCAATGTATCAATACTCAAACTAGACATACCTTCTGCTGCTGCCACTGAAATAATATCAATAATAATTGATTTAATATCACTTGTGTCTTCAACGACAATCTCAGAAAAACGCATTTTAGTTTCTCAACGTAGCAAATGCTTGCTTTAGCAAATCTTTGCTGATTTTTCCGTCTTGTTGTGCTTCTTTAACCATGCGCATTGCAGAAAGATACTTATCTTCTTTCATTTCGCGACCAATTGGATTTTCTGCACCTGATGCTGCATCAACGCCTTCAAAGTCATCACCAATTTCTAACTCATCATCAGCGAAATCATCGCCCATGCCTAACTCGTCACTGACATCAGTATCTAATGTATCCATTGATCCACCGCTTTCAACAGGCTGTCCCTGTGCAACTAATAATGCATCAGTAACTTCACTATTAGCAGATTTAACTGCGTCTAGTGCTGCGCCAATTGCTGCTTCTGCTGACATTGTGAATGCTTCTGCTTCTGCTGTACCTACTTCTTCTTTCATAGCATTAGTGATAGACATAAGGTCCTCAACTTGCATACTTGCTAAGTTTTCAGCCATTTTCTGTAAATCGTCTGCCATTTGTTTAGCAGCAAGCAATACTTCTGCTTGATCTAAATCTTGAGTTTCTTGTAATTTCATGTTAGTATCCTGAGTTGTTTTTTCTACTTCGTTCAGTACCATATTGATACCTTCTGATATTAGAAGTAATTTTTGGAAATCTTTCGCACTAACATCTACGCCAGATTCGCGCAATGCTGTAATACGAGAGTTAGTTGTTTCTTGAATCTTGACAAGTTTTTTTGTCTCCATGCTGAAATTGAATTTAATATCAAAAACTTCATTCAAGGCTTTTGTTAACTTGGTAAATTTGTCTTCTTGCAAATCGTGTAAAATCATGTTAGGGCTCCATTAAAAATTATATTATAATGTATTTATACAAAAACTAAATTACTATTTAAATATTGCAATGAAGAAGTGTATTAGTTGTTTGATTACAATAACTTTTTTATTGCAATCTTCATCTTGTGCATCTTCTCAGTTGCAACACTATGCTTTGCGGCTGCGATATCAGACTCAATACTTTCAGTTAATGTCTTCTGTCGTCTTTTTTGCGCTGCTGCTTCTTCTAGTGCAGATGCATATCGTGAATCATACTCAATAATAGCTTTGGATTTGACTGCATCATTCTTGAATAGTTCATTCTTTATAATTGCCATTGCTGACTCAAATAATGCTAAATTTTCATATCTACGAATACCATTTTCTGCTACTGTATAATAGGTTTTTAGATAACCAGATATATTGTGCTTTTCTAATAAAATATTAAATTTATCAATACCTACACTTTCTGTTACCTTATTGACTGATTCAACGAATTGTTCCGATTCAGTTACAATATTGGTTGCTGCTGAATCAGTTGCATCTTGTACTTTATGTAACTTAGCCAAGATATTATACATTTCTGTAGCATCTTGACTAATATTACTAGGTACTTGATTTCCAGTTGCATCAACTACTGGTGCTGTTTTATTATTTGTTGCATTTTCTAAATTTTGCAATATTTTAAGCATGTCCTGCGATTCTTGATTCATTATAAACTGCCTCTAAGTCTCTTAAAATATACCTTGCCTTCCTTAACCACTCTAGTAAGTACGCCTTTTGATACTAATGATTTAGCAACAAATGCTTCACGCTCGGTAAAATCTGATTTGCATGTTTCTTCAACTATTTTATCATATACTTTATATTCTGTATTTGATAGTATGATTGAAATACCACCCGGACACTCAACAAGTTTCATTACTTTAGACCTGCGAGTTTCTTTAATCTATCAATAGCACTTGCATTAGCAGCGGCTGAATTTGAATTCTTTTCTGCTGCATCTGAATTTGCATTCTGTTGTACATCATCAGGATCAGTAGATGTCGTGCTTCCTGTAGAGACTGTGTCACTGCCGTATGCTGCGTTCCCGCCTGCTGCGCCTGCTACTCTACGCTCTTCAAGTTCGTGTCCCCATCCTTTATCTTTTAGTTCTAAATGTAATTCTTCTGTGTCTGCATACTTTTCTTCTTTACCATCTTTGCTGTACATCATATGTGGTTCAAATGCTTCGTCGGCTGCTTCATCAACGGTATCTTCTTCATCACGCTTATCTTTTAAATCTGCTACAACGCCAGGAGACTGCATCTCTTGCATGCTGTCATCTTTGTCATACTGCATATATTCGTCATAAGACAAATAGTAATCAGTATCTGGATCATAATACATACCTTCTTTTGGATCATAATATACTACTTTACCAGAACGTAATGGAAATGGACCTTCTAATCCTTCACGCTCTTGATAACGCTCTCTATCCATTGGTGGAAGAATAGTGTATCCTTCTTCTAGGTCTAGTGTGATATACTTAGAAAATAAGTCTTTATCATCATTCTTTAGTGCATTAGTTAACTGCAATGTACCAGAAAAATTTAATTCTCTAAGTTCTGCACTAATCTGTTCATCGGTTAATTCTACACCAAAATTCTCAAGTGCAAAATCGCGTACTGTATGTATAATACTATTATTCTTGATTTCCATTATCTTCTCGACTTATTTAATTGTTTTACGATTTTACTCGTTGGATTGACTCGCTTTGTTTTTTGCGCTTTCTTTGTCATCCTAGCACCTTTCGACGCTTTTGTTTTTTTCATTAAGAAACGTTTTTTAATATCAATTGGTGCTGCGCATTGCTGTGGACTTGCCACAACTCTGCCTTTTCTCTTTCCAACTGTACATCTAAATTTCTTAACAACCTTATTTCCTCTCTTAGCAAAAACTACTTTTGATTCGGAAATAACTGTATTGTATGCTTCATTAATTATCATCTTTTATCCGATCCCTACCATAGGTCCCATCGACTGTAAATCTATCATCAGCATAACGACAACTGATACTAAACCTATAATAATTGTTCCTGCTGCTCCGACAATCAATCTCATATTGTTATCTTTGCCAAGTCTATTTCTATCAACCATTTCAGACATATCATTTGATATTTGGTCAATTTTCTTTTCTAATCGTTCATTATTATTATCTATTTTTTCTTCTATTCTTTTATTGGAATTATTAACTCTATCTTCCAAATTAGTAAATTTTTCTTCTAACACGCGATACCTCTCTGCACATAAATCCACATGGGCTTCGAGATTTTCACGCTCTAATCTTGACTGACGTATTGACATAATTTATTCCATACTAACCGCGTCTTCAAAAGAGCTGATTTTCATTCTTGGGACGATCTTCGCCTCTTGTAAGTATTTATGCAAAGTGTCTACTATATAAAATATATGTTTTTGATTTTTTTATTCTGAGTAGATAAACTACTAGGATTTAATTTAATTGTTTCTGACAAATCGGTGTGCACTGGTACATTATTACAGTCATTTATTAAATGCGTGTATTTTTCGTCACCAGATTTATATGCATCTTGTATATCTGTTGTAAATGTCATTTTCCAAACAGAATGCGTATCTTTGAACTTTGAACCGAATTTATATTCATCCATAGTCGCTTTTTCAAGTTTTGTTACGATTGGATTTAATGGCTGAGTGCGCATACTAAGAACTTGTATCAATGAATTTAAATTCTGGGCTTGACGAAATTCCATAGTTGAACCCTTGGGATTATTAACGCCAGTATCAGTGATGTCAACTAGCGTGTATAATACATGCTCTGCGTTCATGTTAGAGTTCTAACGCTTTACCAGCGGCATACCCTACTGCAAATGCAGCGGCACCTTTTGCCAATGTATTGCCAATACTTGATTTTTTCTTGTCGCTAATCTCAAGACCCTTGTCTTTTGCAAACTTTGCATATAGTGGCATCAAATCACTGCGTCTAGCGTTTATTCTGAAATATCTCATTAATTGAGTTGTAACCAATTGCTGTTGTTGTGTTGATAATTTAGTCCAGTCCTGTGTTAGTCTACGTGCTGCACGTAACTTAGGATCTTGAATTTTTAAATCTTTTTCTAACTTAAAAAAGAACTGCTGCGCCACCGCTGGACTCATGTTACCAGATTTTATCTTTTGCAAAAATTGCTTTATCTTCGGGGTATCAATCTTTACTTTACCCATCAACATAGTATCTCTTTCATCAGTGAACATTTCGCCTGGACGCTGTATACTGAAAATTGTTTGATACAAATCAGGACTGCTGGGACTTGGTCTATTGAAATTTCCCATTGCAGTAGCACGCTGTGCGTAAGCCTTTGCAACTGGTGCATAATTATAATCATTGCTCATTGCATATAAACTCATAAGACTAACGAACAAATGATCAGTTAGACCTCTTGCTCCTGTATTTGCAATTTGATCTCTTGTTCTGAACATTCTTGCTTCACCTAGTGTTTGCATAAATTCTAATTCATTTGACATTATCTTACCGCCCCTCTATTTGCTGCACTAAACGTTGCTCTTGGTACTAACTTCATATCACCTTTAGGACTAGCAAGTACATACCCCTCGCCTCCAGGTTGACCATTAATGCTTTGCTTCACTTGACCACCTTGACTGTCGAATTTAGCAATGATATCGTCTTTCGTAGCCATAACTGCTGCTACTACATTCCATAATGCAACGAATGCAACTTTATGTTGACCAATATATTCTAATACTTTGACTTTCATTTTATCTGACACTTGCTTTCTATTCTCTAACCAAGTTGGAAAATCTGCACCTAAATTAGTTAGACCAGTGTCTACTTTACTATTCATATATGCGTATAATAATTCTGGCAATGCCTTCATTTTCTGCGTAGTTAGTGTGTTATCATTTAATAACTCATCTACGCCCGCCGCATTCTTTTTAATTATTTGCTCAAGTTGATCAATTGCGCTTGTATCAACTTCAACAGGTTTTTCGGTTGTCACACTTGGTACTACCAATACATCTTTTTGGTTGTTAAACATTTCCATATGCGTGAAAGGACCTTCTTTTCCATTAGCATCTTCTTCTCTATGTATTACAATACCAGATTTACTTGCGCCAATGCGTTTGCCTAAGTCGCTTTCTACATCTACTGCATAATCAACAATCTGTGGCTTGAAAACATAGTTATTTCCAACAACGGGTGGTGTTGATTGATATAATAGATCACCTTTAAAAAATCCTCTAAAGTCTGTTGGTACTGTTTTTTCATATATAGGAAACAGACTTGATAACTGTTTGGCGAATGCTACACGCTCTGGGTCTTCTCGGTTTATTCCACCACTACGATTAAGCATAATATCTTGTAGTTGTTCAGCACTCTTTGCTTTACCATCTGTTTTCACTGCTACAAAACCTGACTTGTCTGTGAATATAAACTCACCGTTTTGATCACGACCAAATACCATTGCAGGACTTCCATCCCATTTAAGCGTTACTGCTTTATGATCATCTCCTGACATACTGCGAAGGGCTGCAACTGCTCTCATAGCACCGCTACTACCTTGGAAGAATATTAAGTCTTCTATATGCTGTATGCGACTTTCTGATAGTGTTGATTCACCTAACTTGGATACATCAACATCGTATAAATCAGCGCCATGTTTCAATCTGCGTTTTCGTGCATCTCTGTCTTCGCGCTTCTTTCTTCCTGTAATATTAATAATTTCTGAAATTTTCATTTATTGTCTCGTAGTTTTTTTACACCTCGTGCAAAACGAACAGGTTCTCTATTTTTAAGATCCAAGATCATGCGCTTTTGCAAATCTTGCGCTATCTCAGCATCATACGTCTGTTCTATCATTTCAAGAAGATTGATCATACTACTCAATACATTTACTCCGCGCGTTTCTATTAATTGTGCGTTATCTCTGTTTGGTGCAATATTGTTAATTTCTTCCAATAATGATTTGGTTCGTTTCTTCACGTCGATATCTCCATGCTTATGTGTATTTATACTTTTAATCTTGTTTTCTTAAAATACTACGTAGACGTGCTGCTTGATCTTCTGTACTAGTTGCTTCGGGAGCAGGTTCATTCGGACTATCAACTATTGTGTTTTTCTTCTTCAATTTATCATATATTGTACTAGATTGATTAGTTATGGTATCTTGTTCATCATCAGGCAAGTCAGTTATACGCAATCCTTCAATATCAAACGCTAAATCAACTTTTTGTCCTACACCAGATGAACTACGTGTCTTCATAAATTGAATTTGATACCTACCGCGCTCTCGCATCGCTTGACTTGTGAATATACCAATTACGTTGTCTGCTGTTTGAATCTTACTCAGACCACCAGAAATATGACTATGATCAAATTCTACTTCTTCAACTGCTGATCTATTTAACTGTGACGCAGTTGCAAACAATACGTCATTTTCTACTGCAAAGTTACGTAATTCTTCAGATACATATTTGTCTTTAATGAACAAGTCACTCGCATTGATCTTCCGTCCAGCAGGAGTCATTAAATCTAAGTAGTCAACTAACATAGCATCAATGCGCACACCATTCTGAACTTCAAATTCTCGCATATAACTTGTCAAATCATTTGCAGTGATACCATTCGGAACTTGAATTATTTGTAGTTTGCCAGCAGATTTGCCCTGCATACCTACTTTCAACGCTGTACCTTCTACATCATTAAATATTGCTTTCGTGTTCATGCCAGTTAACATACCATCAAGTCTTAGACCAGATAGTTGCTCACTTAATTCTAGTGATACATATAATACATTCTTACCCATTAATGACCAATTAAGTGCCAAGTTTTGTAGGAATAAACTTTTACCACCTCCTGACGCTGCTGCGAAGATATTCAACTCGCCGGGATTAAATCCACCAAATAATTTGTAATCAACTGACTTCCAACCAGTACTTGTTCCTGCTCGTTCATGTCTTGCTGCGTTAATACGTTCTTTAGGATCATCCCAATAGTTGATACCCATGTGCTTTGCAAGACCAACTTGCACTGCTTCTTTGATGATACGCTCTACTTCACCGAATTCACCTTTTTCTACAAGATCAGCACTTTGAAGAATTGCTGCTTCTAATGCCTTGTGTTTACAAAATGCTTCAAATTCATCAATGAACCAACTTTTATGTCTATCATCAACTGTGTCACCAATGCCTGCTAACTTAATACCAGTGAGCGCCTTGATCTGATCAGTAGTAGGTAATGCACCATATGATGCTACATGCTCTTGTAAGAATACAACTGTCTTCCTGAGTGTTCTATCAAAATAACTTGCTTCTACTATATTGTTTACTCGTAAAAATAAATCTTTATCTTGTGCTAAAAACTCAATGAAAAGTTGTTGCAATTCCACTGTGTATTCTTTTGTTTCGCTCATTTGGTTTTCCATTCAATTATCATGATGTATTATAACATACTGAATTGCTATTTGCAATACTTATTCATTATTACTTGTATCTTTAGTGGATTGTGTATCGCACTATCTAGTATAGTCTGTATAGTGAATAATTCACCATATTTTAGTGCTGCATCTGCTGCGTCTTTACATTCATCCCATTCTGGGAATGATACGTACCATCCGCGATTGATTGCTGTATCTACTAATGACTTACTTGCAGAATCAGCATCGGGTAATAATATAATTTTTTTCTTCAAACTATCGATTATATTTCCTTGTTCGATATTTATATTATTTGAACCAACTGCTATTCCATCAGTGAAGTATGCATCCAGTTGTCCTTCTGTTACGATCACAATCTTTTTATTAGATTGCTTATCTAATCCATATACGAAATCTAGTTTTGGTTGCTTAGTGAAATATTTTGGTATTTCTTTAGTAATTGTTCCTACCCATCGTGCAGTGTATCCTACTATCACACCTTTATAAAAGAATACATGAATAAATCTATTCTTCATTCGTGCTGGTGACATAGATGGTGAATAATAGAAACGAGAATCCATAGGATCTAATCCTCTTGACACCATGTATTCCAATACTCTCTCAAGTTCAGGAGTTACCTCGGTGTACTCGGATATAGGCTTCGCACCTTGCGGCAATTCTACTGGTTCCCAATTGATCTCTACCGCATCATCGATTGATACTTTCTTTAAAAGAATAGTCTCAATATCGCGATCTTCAAGTAATCTTAATTGTAATCGTTGAATATCACTTGAATCTGCACCAAATGCTGTATATAATGCTTTCAGACGGTCGTCTATTTTATTGTCTAGCGTGGGCCAGCCTGCTGTGAAATTACAGTTGAAGCAATTGTATTGAAAGGTATCTTGCTCTGGGAAATAGAAACCACCACGACCTTTTGTGTCGTGAGAATGACCCCTAGTAGCACATACAGGGCAATTACCAGAAACCCATCCAGACGGATTTATCTTCCAGTTAGGTGGTATATGCGCTCTTGTAAAATCTATTATTAATCTCATGTTATACATTCTACACGATTAATGTGATTTTGTCAATAGAATGTTACACTCTTATTACGATTTTATCCACAGTACCACTAAATGTATTATCAATCTTCGCTCTCATATATGACAAGTTAGATTGTACTGAAAACGGCTCAATACCAGTGAAATTATTGAACTCGTGATAATCAGCGAATGGTGACAAATCTAAATCAAACCAATCACTTGGTCCAGGTGACTGTGCAGTTGTTCCCTGCATATAAAAATCACCTGTGTAGTCAGTGCAATATACGCCAAATGTAATCAACCCATTTGGTTTATTATAGTAAGAAGGTCCTACAATAATTGAACTATAGTCAAATATACCTTCTGATGTAAATTCGGTTACGATTTGAGAAGTTAACGGTATTGCATGTGCTTCATCTGATATCTCTACTGTGAAATTAGGGCGCATATTCTGATCTACATACATAGGCAATACAAGTCCTAGTTCATTAGTATATGTTAATACTAAATCACATAGACCAGTATCTATATTTGATAAGTGAGATGCACGTACTACTAATTTCACACTACCTAGATCATAATCGGTAATTGTACATGTTGTACTTAATATCGTACTATTAGATTCCCTGTATACTAATGATGCATTAATATTCATATTAAATAATGAAATTGGTTTGCGATCTTGATTCTTTATGAAGAAATGCAACTCATTGTCAAGTCCCTTAAATAATTTAAGACGATTGAAATTAACGGGCGCATTGATCGTTGTACCACGTGTACTATTGTATTGCGATGAACCTGTGGCTGTGCCGTGATCTTTTAATATGTATAGATCACCAGATTGATTTATATTGTAACTTGTGCTGTAATTGCTCATTTTATAAGTCCCTGATTATATCTTGTATTTATGCAGAAATGATGAAAATATTTTAGTATAAATAATAGTAATGCAAAAACAATATGAAGAATTACTCGACCAATATCCATTTCTGACAGTGCTATCTTACGCCGGCAACGAATATGTTGGTGTCATGCAGAACATTGACACTCAAATCGCAAGCATGTATATGTTTGAACGATTGGAATCAGTAGATGAAAAGCAATTATTTCTTATGCTAGGAGAAGAATGGTGGTGGGAAACTAATAGACAGTTACCGATCAACATTGCCTTGATCAATAGGTGGCATTTTCAACACTGTATACAAAGTTTTAATGTAAAGCAAATGGAAATAATCGCTGGTCCCGAAGTTAGACTCAGCAATTCCATTACAAAAAGAATAAAACGTAGAAGTATTAATCTTATGAAAAAGAGTCTTTAACGATCTTGTTTAATTGCATAACCACTACCATTGCGTATGAGTGAGCGTGACTTTTCTTAAAGTAATAAGAATCATCTTCTGGCTTAACCCAAATGTCGTTCATCACAGTATCCCAATCTTTGCCAATTAGGTGACTCTTTGCTGGTCGTATCATTGCCAATACTGCTGCCAATTGACCAACACTTTTAGGCTTCATTTGTTGAACAATTCCATAATGTGAATGTATATGGAAACATTTCTCAACAATTTCCCTATGCTCTAATAGATCCCACATGGGTTCCATTTCAAGTAATTCATCAAGTTCTGCTTTGTTATTGATATCATTATATACTGATACATTCAACAAATCCATTTTAAAGTAACCCATCTTTTCGGCATCTTTATGATCTATTGTCGCTAAACCATTATATGGATTAGTAGGAATCTCATGAAAATATACACCTGTGTTGTGCTTTTTTTCAGTATGTTCTCGCTTTATCATTGCAGGCGTATTTTCAATTAGAGCAAGTAATTTATCTCTATTCGCAATATCTATGTCAATATCTGTATTAACTATCATACTAATTTATCCTATACTCGCTTGTTTCAAAATAGTTTCTACCCATTGTAAATCTTTAACTTCATTTTTACGCTTTAATCGTATCTGCCAATATTGAGGATCAATATAATCTACAATCATTTCAATCTGTTTATTATTCAACATATCCAATAATCCCTGTGCATCATTACTTGCATATATAACCCAAGGACTGATTCTACCAGAACATATATGAAAAACTGCTAGACTAGGCGCTACTGTTTTGAAATATGTATTCCAATCACTTTCTCTATCTTCTGCCCAATCTTGCATTGCTAGTATTGTTCGCTCGACTGCTCTATCAACACTCTCAACTTTCAATCGCTCTTTTACCCACCCACTAAATCTCGCATCATGTGTCCAGTGATCTAGTTTTACTTGATTCTTTAGTAACCAAGTGGTGAATCCAATTACATCATCTATCTTAACCTCAATGCAATATTTGCCAAACTTTATGAACGCACCATAATACGAACTTTTTGCAAATTCGGTATAAGATTTGTCTTTCTTTGAATTTGTCCCAATACGATAAAATAACTGATATGCACGATATCCTAATTGAACATCTTTATCTGTCTCTTGCATATGTCGTTTTTTCTGTACACATAGATGTACGATAAGCGTGTTTTCACGCTTAAAGTCTTTATTGCAGTATTCACATTTATACGATTTTTGTTGCATAATTTATAAACTTGTTATTCTCATTTAAGAAGAGCAGTTGTTTCTTTTTTACTTAATCCAAAATCAAATAGCAATTCTCTTAGATCATTCTTGTCATGCATACCAATAAACAATTCTACTTCATCATCGTTTAAATTAGGGTAGTTTTCTTTAATGAATTTAAATATCTTCGTATCTGTTCCCTTCTTGCCAGGAGAAATCCACTCATGATATTGACTAGTTCCTAATGACAACGCTTGTAATAACTGAAACTGTAACTTGGGATGATGTCTAAGAGTATTAAAGTGAATATTTACTAATTCGTTTGTCCACTCTAAATAATGCTCTGCCAATTTACCTTTACATGAACTTATGAACCGTTGCTGTGTCCACATATTCTTATTATATTTCACAGTCTCTTCATCAGTTAGACTATCATACCAATTGCGATCACGTGTATCAATTGCACGCATCTCATTTTTAATATTTAATTTACTCATATTTAAAACACTATTTTCAATTCTAGGGGTTGCTTTTTATCTTCTTTAACTATGATTGCTTCTTTTATTATACACGTAGATACGTCAAATGACAACCTAAACATCATCAAAGCACTAATATCATTAGTATATATTTTTACATCATCATAATAAGCAGTGGTCATACTATTTGGCATTGTGTCTTTTAACCATTTTCTCATATCAAGCATACGTTTATGTGATTCAGGATTACTCCTACTCCATTGATATTGATGCTGAGGCTGCTTAACTGTAATAGCATTCATTCGAATAGTTACACTGTATACATACTTATCATAGTAGTTCTGCTTTCTTATAATCTGCGTTATTTCTTTGTTATTAAGCAACTCTCTATGTGCTTCATCTTTTGGGGACTTTACTTGCACTATATCAAAAAGATTAGTATTTTTATCTGTGACATGCAATAAGAACTTAACTGCTTCGTCATTAAACATATTAAAGTATACGCGCAGTGTGCATCCATTCATACGATAATAATAATTATCCCCAATCACTATTTTTACATCAGTTGTATTATTTTTGATAATTGGTTTAAGTGCCATTAGTCTTCGATGAGTACTCATGTGAGAATCAGATAATTTAGTCGTGCATATATACATACATGAGTCATAACCATAACACAATTTAGTAGTCATGTCCCACATATCGTGTTTCACTATTCTTACATGATGATCTTGAGTCATAATTTATTCCTAAATCAACTCACTAATGTCTAATACTTCTGGTATCTTATTTACTTCTTTTATAAGATAGATACATTCTGGATTATCACCATCACACAATGGTACTGACAGAATATGACCAAACTTCAGTTTTGGGGCATGCCATTTTACATCTGTAAACACATTAACAATATTCACATCAAGATATTTTGGGCTATAGCCAGTCATTGGGTTCATCGCAATTGTAGTGAAACCTCTATCATTTAATCCCATCAAACTAATTACTTCAGGATTTCCTACTTCTGGGTCGCAAATAACAATACTCCAATCCAAAGGTACATTGATCGTATATTCACCAACTTGCAACACTGCTGCGGGACTATAAAAACTTTCTAAAAAAATTAATGGAATAAAATAATAATCCACGTTCTTTGGGTCACTATAATCTAATACGCCATATCGTAGATCATCTACTAATTCAGGCACATCATCCAATTCGTAGGTGCGATTTTCCACCGTGAGTATTTTCATAATTTGGTTCCTTATTATTAATGTAATACATTATATCACATTATATCATACGAGTCAATAGGTTTTACTTGTAATCTACTTTCTCTATTGAAAAAGGATAATTTGCTTCTTTATAAAATTTCTTACGTTCAGTCAAATGACGCTTACTAAACTTTGCTGTACTCGTGAAATCATATATCTCTACAAAGTCCTTATCATCTGCTCTACGAACACCACGTCCAATTGATTGTATTACACGCACAAAACTCTTACCAGGCTCAATCAATACCATGTTAAATATGCGTGGGATGTTTAATCCAACTGCTGCTACACCATATGTCGCAATAGTAATACTATTAGTCGCTTCATTAATTTCATCGTATGTGTCTTTACGATCTGTAGACTTCATTGCTCCCTTAACGAAAGTAGTATCACCGCCAATATGATCAACTAACATTTCGCCTGCTTTAATGCGATCAACCAATACCAGAGTATTACCAGATTGTGATATTGTCTTTATTAAATCACCCATGTAACTAATACGATGTGCATTCGTTGTCAAAAATGTCAATTCACTTTGATAATTAGTATAGTCAGTGATTTCTTTCATTTGTACAATATTAACATGACAATTACTTAGTACACCCATGTCTTGTAATTCTGATGCTGCTAAACGATTTACTACATTGCCCAAACTAACTTGCAATGTCATTTGTTCGTTTTCTGCTTTTGGTATTGTACCTGTCAATCCCCATCGTAGAGGTACATTAGCAAATTCCTTAGTAAGCATATCTTTTAGTACATCCGCCTTTGCTTGGTGAACTTCGTCTACTATGATACAGACTACATCCTCTGCAAAGTCTTGCAATCCCCAATCTTGCTCACCATTCTTGAATCGTTTACGAATTACGTTAAGACTCTGCCATGTACAAATTGTATGAGTTCGTCCAAATTCTTTTTTATCACCAAAGTACACACCAACATCAAGTCCAAGATTAATATAATCTGCGCATGTTTGATTCACCAAATCTTTATTTGGGACAATAACAATAGAACGACCATACTTCTCTGCTTTATAACTTAACGCTGCTGTAATCAATGTTTTACCAGCACCCGTTGCAATCTCTTGTAGACACTGAGGAGTTTCTACAAACTTGTTGACAATGTCAATTTGATAATCACGTAGTGTTACAGGATGTCCTTCAAATCGATGCTTTGCGGGCCATACTTTATGTTGAAACGTAGATTCATCTACCAAATCAAACTCAAATTTATTATGAGTTCTAAGATCATCCAATTCAATCTGATAACCATCTTCGATGATAATAGGAATCGCTGTCTCTAATAGACTGACAAATGTAATACCACCGATGGTAAAATATCGTTCACACCCATCCCATCTACCTAATTTATAGGAAGGAACATGTCGCGCATAAGGCAAGAAAAACTTAAACTTTGCCTCTAGTTTTTTTCTAGTGGTAAGTTCAAGTCCTTCTATCTTTGCATTGACTTCGTCTTTCAATATAATTGTTGCAGTTTTAATTGTTGTTCTCCAATTTGTTTTTACTTATTCTAACGAAAGACCCAGGATTCCTGGGTCCTTTATAACAGTCAATAAACTATTATGCAGTTGATCGCATACAGGTGATTTCTGCCATACGCTGCCATTTGTCACTTTTGGTTTTACGCAAGTCTGCAATTTTACATACCATACGTAGACTAATCTCGCGCATACGATCTTTGTTATTATCTACAAAGTCAACAATTTCGTGTTGCTCTGCTTCTGAAAAACCATACTCTTCTAGCATACCATCCTTAACAACTTGACGGCAACGCAATAGACGCTCACGTGTACTGTTCATAGTCAGATCAAGATAGTGACAACGCGACATAATTGCATCTAAGTGATCTTTGATCTTACCACGTACTTTGTCAAATTTCAAGTTAGTAATGAAAATTACAGATCCTTTAAATTCAAATGACTCAGGAATTCCTTCACGACGGAGTGCTGAACTTTCAGTGTTCCAAGAAATCCTACGCTTCTTAGAACTATCTAACGCTGCTTTTAATAGGTTTAATGACAATTCATCATACAACACCGAATCACAATCGTCTAATACAAGTACATTGTTAGCATCAGCATAACGATATAACAACTTATATAAACCGATTGCAGAAGCAGCGCCTTTCTCAATGCCAAATCGCGATACTGCACCACGTAACTTATCAAACAATGAATTCTTTTCAATAACATTCTCAACACCGAATGACTTACCAACTCCAGGAGGACCTGTTACTACCATTCCGCGAATATCACCATCTACTGACATTTGAGTCATTTCATCTAAGATACTGAATCGTTCACGTAGACGCTCAACAATCTCATTATCAGTTTCAGTAGTAACCGACTCAGTAGTATCTACTTCAATGATAGATGCTGCTGCGTTCTTACGAGGACGACCTGCTTTGCGTTTTGTAGTGGTTAATTTGATTGTTTGAGTAGTCATGTTTTAGATTCCTATCTAATTAATTAATGAAGTTCTATTATACAGTAAGATGTATTGGTTTGTCAAGGGTTATTTAAGATATAATGCAAATGATGTTGCATAATGTTTAACGATGTAGGACTGTGGTCGAGTATATTCTGCATTTGAAGGACCACGATACTTATATCTAAACTTCCCAGGATATTGACGCTGCACATCATCTACATACATCATTGGGATGCCCTTTGCAAAACTTCTCTCGTTAGGTGATGTTTCAAAAATCTGCAATATTGAATCAAGTTGTGTCATAATTTTCTCGCTCTTCTTTATTAACTTACTTAACTATTATAGCAAGGATCATTACTTTTGTCAAGTGTCTATCCACAAAAAAACCCACATTTGTGGGTTTTTTACCTAGTTTATATTATTGTATTTTCAATAACAACATCGATATTTTACTCTGTTATATTTACACCAGCAATATATGAACTAAATTTTCGTGGGGCTATTGGCACTATACCAGCAGCAACACCAAACTGATTTCCAAAGGTATTCGCATTGCCTCCAAGACTGTAAGGATTATTAGGATATTGGCTGGTAGTCCATGCTGGTGGACTTTCATTCATATCAATAACAGTTAAACGATCATTATGCTCACCAAATATCAATGCAACACCTGGAGCAGCCTCAAATGCACCATTACCATATTCAGTGGAAGATTGTGATCCATTTTGAATTTTAGATACTACACCAGTAGAAATGTTGTAGTAAGTAAAGTAATTAGTACCTTGCTCCACTATATAACTTTCGCCTAGTGTATTAGTAACAACACATGCCCCATCAGAATAACCACCGACAGCAAGGTTCACATTGTTAATATCAATTGGAGTTGGTGCTGGATCATTGGGACCAGGAATAGTAAAGTAAGACATTACATTACCACCGCCTGATGTTTTCGAATATATTTTTCCATTATGATGAAGAGTATAACTTCCTTGGTTATGTGCTGGCATGTATAACCCACCAGTTACAGAAAAGTCCGAATGAATTCCAGTATCAATATGTCTTCTAAGAACAGTACTCGCTGATGATATTGCATACATGTAAGTTCCGTCAGTACACATCTGGTGCACATTAGTTGCACCAAAGGAAAATTCATCTGTCTCTACGCCGTCCTCGTCATATTCAGTTACTACACCAGCACAAAGTTTATAGAATTTTATAGTTGACGTTACTCCATGCACGTGAACAAAACCACTAGTTCCAATATTAATGCCGGTTGTTTCACTAACACTCTTTACTTCAGGATTGAGGTAGCCGTTTACAGTAGTAAACGTATTCAACCCTTCACTGCCATTACAAAAGAACAAACCTTTAAGACCCGTTGAAGGCCTTAAAGGGAACTTAAACGACACGGTAGAATTATTGTCAACCAATATTGATTTATTAAGCTGAAGACTTCCATCATTATTACTAGTTTGTAGTACATGACCATCTTGTTCTAGCGTTGCGCCTCTTCCTAGATTTATCGCGTCTATATCGCTAATAACCGCTTTGGTCGTACTCGTTGTTGATACTATATTCTGTGTAGTTGCTTCTGGAGATACCTCTAGGTCAACTATGTTTTGAAATACTTTTACTTGTTCTGGCATTTGAAGCCTCCAATTTTTGAATTTATCATGATTCTGTTATAGTTACGCCAGAAACCAGTGCGCTAAAACTTCGGGGTGCTATTGGTACTATTCCACCAGCAATGGTAAATTTATTACCAAAGCAATTACTTGCTTGTACAGTAGAATAAGGATTACCATCTTGCCATGTTGAAGTTGACCATGCTGGTGGACTTTCATTCATATCAATAATTACTATACGATCATTATGCTCACCAAATATCAATGCAACACCTGGAGAAACTTCACAAGCACCATTACCATATTCAGTAGAAGCAGTACTTCCAGATGCAACTTTCGTGACTACATCAGTATCAAGATTCCAATAAGTAAAGTAATTAGTACCTTGCTCTACTATATAAGGTACTCCTGCTACCGTTGTTACTACTGTAGCACCATCAGAATAGCCACCGACTGCTAAATCATTGTTAGCAACCTGTTGTACTGCGCAATTCAAAGCCGGATTGCCTGTAAGAGTTATGATCTGTGCATAGCCATGTCCACCGTTTCCCTTATTATATAGTTTCCCATTATGATAAAGAGTATAACTTCCTTGGTTGTCGGCTGGCACGTTAATATTTGGTGCACAAGTGAATGAATCAGTAACTCCTGATTCAATATGTCTTCTAGTAAATGCCGATGTAGTAGTAACTCCGTACATATAGATTCCATCAGTACACATTTGTCTTGTAGCACTTGTACCAAACGGAAATGATGTTAGAAGTTGTCCAAGATGATTATGCTCATAGACCATGCCGTTTAATATTGCAAAAAACGTTATATCCCCTGTAACTGAATGTACATGAACAAATCCAGAAGTTCGACTTTTTGAAGCGTCTGCACCAGTGGAAATACTTGTAATTTGCGGAGTCATAACGGTTGGTCCACCTTCAATATAATTATTTCCTTCAATCCCGCCGTGTCCAAAGAACATGCCTCTGAAACCAACGTTTGCTCTAGATGGAAATTTTAAAGATAATACAGAATTAGTATCAACCACTAGTTTTTTAGTACGTGTAAGAACTCCTAGACTATCGCCAGTTGCCATACTTCTACCATCAAGGTCTAAGGTCACATTCGCTCCTAAGTCTATACAGTCAACATCCTTAATTACTGCGCGTTCTGTTGAACTGGTTGTTACCAACGGAACCGTTGTTTCTGCTACTGGCACTTCTTGTGCTACTATGTTTTGAAATACTTTTAATTTTTCAGGCATTTTAAGCCTCCTTATTATGTTTATTTATGTTTGAGTTTTATGACGTAACAACATAATCTCTTATCAACTTTAAGGTCTACCTTAACTCAGATGCAATATAATGTTACAGTATCTACTCTATTATCTATTTAAATAATGATTAAATTGACAATTATCAGATATAAAACCAGTCTATATAAGAGACTGGTTTTATTGTTTTATTAACTAATTTCATTAGTTATGTCAATCGTCAACCAGTATTCCAGCAACACGTGCAGTATAAGAGCGTATTGGGACTGGAACTTGGCCTCCTGCCATAGCGAACTTATTACCAAAGTTATTTGATATTCCAGCAATGCCCCATGGATTGGCATCACCTACTATCATTGTCTGGGTCGGAGTAATAGGATTCATATCAATAATTGTTATACGATCTGATTGCTCACCAAATATCAACGCAACACCGGGAGAAAACTCAACGAAGCCATTGCCATATTCAGTGGAAGATTGTGATCCAATAGATGTTTTAACAATTGTGTCAGTATCAAGATTCCAATGGTAATAAGAACTGGTTCCTTGCTCTACTATATATGGTACACCTGCTACCGTAGTAACAAGACCAGCTCCATCACTATAACTACCTACATTTAAATCATTATTAGTAATTTTTGTGACTACGTGTGTAGTAAGATCCAGTATTGTGACATAGGTCCTCCCTGCCATGTTCTTAGAATATAGCTTGTTATTGTGATATATTAAGTAAGAACCTTGGTTTGCACCAGGAACGTCCATACTAAATGCTGGCGATGATAACGTAATATCACTACTAACACCAGTTTCAAGATGTTTTCTACGTATCACTGTGCCACTTTCAACGGCATACACATAGGTTCCGTCAGTACACATTTGCCATGTTTGGGTATTTCCAATAGTCTCCTGATCTGAAACTTCTAGTCCATTATGATCATACTGCCAAATATTTCCAGCATGCAGTCTATAGAATTCTAGATCACCCGTTACCGAGTGAGTTCGTGAAAATGCGCTAGTTGCGTAAATCGATGAAGTACCAAGGCTTACGACTTTTGGTTTGTCTATGTACTGGGCAGTCACTATATTGTGTCCTTCTGTGCCACCAAACCACATCATACCTTTGAACTGCGTCTCAGCCTCCGTTGGAAACGTTAAATTTAGTGAAGAATTTGTATCAATAATTACACTTTTAGATAATTCAATGTCACCAGCCTCAGTACTAGTACTAAGTACTCGACCACCAATGTCTAATACAGCGCCGTTACCTACGTTAGATAACTTAATATCCCTAACGAGTGCACGCTGCGTTGACGTAGTTGATACCAACGGATGAGTTGAGGTAGCATGTGTCACATTTTCGTCTATTACATTTTTAAATACTTTTAAATTAGCCGACATTATAAACCTCCAATATATGAATTTATTAAATATGAAGCAATCGATGAACCGCCAGAACCGCCAGAGCCGCCAGAACCTGCTGGGCCTGCTGGGCCTGTTGCTCCATCTGCTCCTGCTGCACCAACATTACCTTGTACACCTTGAATTCCTTGTGGTCCTTGTATTGATCCACCACTTACCCATGCAGAAGTACCATCCCATACATGCAAACTGTCATCTGCTTGTACTATATATGCATCACCTTGTGTATTACTTCCTGTTGGAAGATCACCGATAGTTGCCACTTGACCCAAGAAATTGATACCTAAACCAGCAGCACCTTGAATGCCCTGTATGCCTTGAATACCAGTTGAACCTGCTGCGCCTGCTGCACCATCTTCTCCTGCTGCGCCAGTTAATAACAATGATGTAGCAGATAATGCAATACCTGCTTCAACAGAGGGCGTTGCTTCTGAAGTACCTAGCGTTCCATCACCTTGTATGTAATAACGAGTTCCTGCGGTAAGACCAGATTGATTCTCGCTAACACCACCTTTAAGAATGATAGATGCTGTTTGACCATCTGTGTAAGATGCTGATGAAAGTCCAACGTAACTTAAAGAATTTAAAGTGCTATCTCCTGTTGCTTGCATTTGACCAACATGGGCACTGCCAAGAGGGTTTCCGCCACCAGTGAAATTATTTTGATTTCCTATCTTAGTTACATAAACAAATTTACCACCTGACATAAATGCAAGAGCTGATGCTGTATGATCACTTTCAGTGTTTATTTCAGTTATAGTATCAAGAGTAATCGTTGTTCCTGAAACTGAACCTGTGTTTACTACTGCATCATTTGTAACGTCTTCTGAATACATATACGCAAATTTACCACTACTATGTGGACTAAACTCTATAGCGTGATCCCTTGCTCCAGTGCCGTTTTGGGGGAAAAATTCTATGTAAGAACCTAACGTAATTGATGTTCCTGAAATAGTACCAGCTACTATTGTTCCATTACGTCGATTGACGCTATTATTCTTACCTCTGTACTGTACTATAAAACTAGTAAGATCAATTGGATTAACAGCCATGGCTGGATATTCGATGCTGTCCCAAGGAAGATTCACAGCAGTACCTACAGTCATGCTAGAACCAGATATTGTGCCAATTTTTACAGTTCCATCAACAAGTAATATAAATTTACTTGTTCCAACGGCTTTTACAAGACCAACACTGTATCCTAATGCACCAACTGAAATAGCAGAGCCAAATGAAACACTTGTTCCTGAAACTGTGCCTACTTTAATGTACGTGCCACTGTTTTGGTACATAGATACTAATTTATTATTATCAACGAGATCAAAGGCACAACTATGATAACTCGTTGATGCTGAAGAAACCACAACTTCTGTACCAAAAGTTATTGATGTTCCTGAAATCGTACCTATTTTTATGCCAGCAGTTAAATCAGCTTTCCTATAGCTTATAGCAAATTTACCCGAAGAGTTTGGTGCAAAACTTATTTGTCTATTAGTTGTAACTTCAGAGTTGAAAACAACTTCCGTGCCAAAGGTAATAGTTGTTCCTGAGACTGTTCCAAGAACACACACTCCTACAGTCCCACCAGTTCTGTAAGCAACAATAAACCGATCTGGATTAGTTGAGTCTATTTTAACGTCAAACCCTTGCCAAGTATGGGTAGTAGTAATATTTTCAAATACGGCTGCATTACTAGCAGGAGGTATATTTCTTGGGATTATTGGTGCATAAACTGCCTGTACTGTACCATCAGCCATCAATTCAACTGCTTGACCATTAGGTAACGTACCTGTTGCTACAAAGTCTCTAGAACCACCAACACCATCTGCACCAGTTGCACCTGTTGCTCCTGTTGCACCTGTTGCACCTGTTGCACCTGTTGCACCATCTTCTCCTGCTGCACCAGTTAATAACAATGATGTAGTAGATAATGCAATACCTGCTTCAACAGAGGGCGTTGCTTCAGAAGTACCTAGCGTTCCGTCACCTTGTATGTAGTAATGAGTTCCCGTGGTAAGTCCAGATTGATTCTCGCTAATACTACCTTTAAGAATAATAGATGCAGTTTGACCATCTGTATAAGTTGCTGATGAAAGTCCAACGTAACTTGAAGACGATAAGGTACTATCTCCAATGCCTGCCATCTGTCCTATGTATGCCTGTGGATAGGTACCCGTTTTTATAACACCTACAAACTTTCCATTCGATTGGAACATAATCTCTGATGAGACAATATCAGAACTAGCTATTGAAATAGCACTGTTAAAAGAAACAGTGTTATTAGTAACTGAACCTGAACGAACATAGCCTGTATTAGTTATATCGTCAGTGTACTGAATAACAAAAGCGCCACTAGTTGAAGGATTAAATTTTACTGAAAGCCCTTTTGCTCCATTATTAGTGGCAACTTGAAATCTATTTTCTGCTCCAAATGTTATTGTTGTTCCTGATACAGTTCCAGCTCTTGCGCCACCATAATATTTATTAGTTGGTTCAGATATTCCTGAGTTTGTTGTATGGCCTTTGTGTATTATAATAAAAGACCCTGTGTTTAGAGGATCAACAGCAAGTTGTACAAAATCACCGCTATAAGAACCAGTAGAAAGTGTAGCTTCAGTGCCAAGCGTAATAGATGTACCTGACACAGTGCCAACTATTGCAAAAGCACCAGCCCCACCTTTGTTATATGCGCTTACAAACTTCCCATTTGAAATAAAACTTAACTGACCATAGTTGCAATCATTTGTACTTATAGTGACTTCTGTACCATACGATATACTTGTGCCTGATATTGTTCCTACTCTACAACGCGCATGACCGCCAGCAGGCCAATATGTATATTGAACTACAAATGTATTGTTATCCACAGGATCAAACGCGCAATTAGCAACAACACTTGTTCCAGCTGTGTATTGATTTTCAGAGCCAAGAGTTATGGTTGATCCTGACAATGTACCTACGATTACTACGCCACTGTAATTAGCTTTCCTGTAACTTAAAATAAACTTACCAGAAGTATTAGGAGCAAACTCTACATGCCTGTGATAAGTAGCCTCGCTATTAAAAATAACTCCTGTACCAAAGGTAATAGTTGTACCTGAAATAGTAGCAACAGCAATAACTCCATAACCAGAACTAGTGTTGTAAGTTAGAAGAAATTGATTAGAGTTATTAGGATCAAGAGCAGTTTTAAATCCTTCAACTGGATTTGAATTTGATGTACTTATTTGATACAAACTACCTGCGGGTATCGACTCTGCTAATGCGTTTGTTACAGCTTCAACAGTACCGTCAGTTTTAAGTATTACAGCTTGACCATTAGGTAACGTACCTGTTGCTACAAAGTCTCTAGAACCGCTAGATCCACCAGTACCAGCAGGTCCCGCAGGTCCCGCGGGTCCATCTTCGCCAACTATACTAGTACCTTGAATTCCTTGTATACCTTGAATTCCTTGTGCACCATCTGCACCATCTGCTCCTGCTGGTCCTGCTGGTCCTGTTGCACCAGTTGCACCATCTACACCATCTGCACCATCTGCACCAGAAATTCCTTGTGGACCCATAGGTCCCGCCACTGTGCTATCTGCGCCAGCAGGTCCATCTTCGCCTTGTATACCTTGGATTCCTTGAATTCCTTGTGGTCCTGTTGCACCAGATCCCGCTGGTCCTTGTGGTCCCGCTGGTCCTGTTGCACCTGTTGAGCCTGTTGCGCCTGTTGAGCCTGCGTTGACTCCGCTAATTTGAGCATCTACATAAGCGATAGTCGCTTTTAGTGCCAATGCATTTGTCATTGTGCTTACGAAATTAGCATCATCACCTAGCGCATTTGCTAATTCATTCAACGTATCCAATGCACCTGGCGCGCCATTGATAATATTTGATATTTCTTGATCTACATAACCTTTTGTAGTTACATGACCTGCTGCTGTCGGTGATCCAACATTAATAATTTGATTGTTGTCTAAATCAATTTTGTCACCAAATACAACTGCATTGCCACCTTGGTCGGTAATTTTCATACCTGTCGCCATTTGCAATGTTGCTGCCATGTTTATAGTAGTATCAGAATCGAGTGTTAAAACGCCTGTACCTGACACTTTTGTTGTGAGTGATTGGTTTGCATCTGCTTGAACAACGATAGTTCCACTGTTTGATTCAATAACCTTTTGACCATCGATATATAGCGAACCTTCGGATAGATATAAATCTCTCCATTTCATAGTTGGTGATCCAAGATCGTAACCTGTTGTTCCGTCTGAATCTATTGTTGGGATAATGTGACCTGACATGAATAGATCGCCATTACCCGATATTCCTTGGTTATTTCCTGCTACGCCTGCTATTGCGGTATCTACGTAGACTTTTGTTGCTGCATGATCTGTCTGGGTAGGTGATCCAGTGATGGATAAATTACCACCAATCTGCGAATCGCCATTGGTTATAAAACCACCTTCCATATTAAAACGTTTTTGACTCATGATTAAGCTTCTCCTTTAGTTAACTGTACTATTTATGGAAAAACTATAGTCAATTAAACTCACATTCAATTATTATATCATTGATTTAAATATATGTCAATGAGTATTCCATATTAAAATAATAGCAATTTATGTGCTTTTATGTATATTATACTGTATTTATACCAACTTCAGTATTTTTCCTATATGAGATAATATATTATCAGCCATAAAAAAACCCACAATGTGGGCTTTTATTATCTAGTTGATATTATTGTATTTTCAATAACAACATCGATATATCTTATGCTATCTTGATTAACATTGTTGTGTCAGTAAGTGCCATTCCAATTTTAACTGCATCTTCACCAGTAACAGTACTGATACCGCCTTCTTTTTGAGCATAGTAAATCGATCCAGCAGTCAACCCAGTAAATCCAGTCATCTGTCCATCAGTCTGAACAGATACACTATTACCTGTTAAACCATCGTCAGATGAGATGCCTATCAATCTATCAGCAGAAAGATTACTTACATCGGGTGAGCTGTGCTGGTTTACTATGGCTGCACCTGTCATTTCCATACATGATATATATCTACCAGTGTTACCCAAGTTAACATGCATACTATATTTACCATGTGCTGCTGTCTGTTGGTTTAATGCTGCTCCATGAGCAGAAGATGCATTAATTGTTGTGCTTACAGGATCAGTAGTTACAATAGTAATCTCGTTTGCATCCGGCGTTACTACCTGACTGTCAGTAACGTTAGATATCGTACACTTGATAAGGTAGTCAGCTCCAATCATAATTTCAGTATCATCATGCGGATTGAAACAAACATTCTGTGCCGTTTCTTGATCAGCCATATTACCCATTGTTGAACCTGTAGACAAGATGACATCTCCAAGGTCCTTTGCTGTTCCTACTGTGACCGAGCCACTACCTTCATTGAATACAGTACCTATAACAATATCTGTTTGAGCATGAGATGAAGGACCAGTTAGTGATTTAACTACTAATGCAAATCGTCCACCTGTACTTGAATCAAAATTAGGTTCCCATGCAAAACTCTTTCCTCTGAAATAAGCCGTTGCGTGATCACCAATGGACACCGTATCATTGGGAGAAAAGGTATCGCCAACAATATCAACAACCTGTACGCACGAACCACCAGAATTCTTACCAAAAGCCAATAGCATCTTGTTCCCATCATCTGGGAAGAATCTACAATAAGATGAGTTAGAAGTTTGCATGCCAGGAGAATACGTAGCTAACACGTTAAACGTAGTATCACTTGTCAGTTGACATAACTCAACCCTTCCGTGTTGTCTACTAGTCTGAATAAATCTGCCAGATACGGTAGGATGCAACGAAAACGATCCATAACTATAAGATCCACCGAAAGTATTAAAACCGCCTAGATCAGTTAACGCTAATGTACTTGCGTCTATACTGAATCGCAAGGTCACACTATTTGGACCTGAGCGAAACCAAACAATACCTTCATTGACTGGATCAAACTGAGAGTCAAGACCAGAAGCTGATTGCGCAGTACCAGTTAAAAGACCAGCACGCAGGCTTGGTCCCCAAGTTACTGATCCGTCTGCTGCAACCAAACCAACGTTATGTTGTGGTGTTGAGTCACCAGCAGAAACCATAAATCTGTTAGGATTAAACGGATCTACCGAAACATAATAATTATTATTATTAGAAGGTATAGCATGACTGTGTGTTCCAGTATTTGGATATGCTATTCCTTCTAGTATCGAAGCAGTTTGACCCGGATTCAGATATGGCGTTTCAATCTTTCCCGATGCATTCATTATAACTGCATCACGAGCATCTATATTTGTAGCAAGTTCAAGACTAATTGTGGAACTTGAACCACCACCAGTTCCTGCTGCTGCTAATATTTTAGCATCAATTTCAGATTCCATTGGAATCGTTGCATTCCAAGTTGGTGCGGCTGATATTTCCATGTAAAAGGCACTGTTATTGGAACTATTGTAGGTTATGAATTCAAGAGAAGATGCTTGACCATGTGTAAATAAGAGACTCGTGCCGGGTATCTGCATACCAGCATTAGTTGATATATTAGAAATTAATGTATTATTATTCTGATCATATATATTAAATTTTCCCCTAAGTGCAGAACTTGTACCTTGTACCAATGCATAATTGCCATTATCATAGTCTATTCTCGTCAATCCAATAGTATGCTGTGTCCAATCAGAGAACCAATTTGAAATAGTAACTGGTGAAACAAATGTTATTGTTTTCGGACCAGAAGTATTATATACTACGAATATATTATTTGTCCCACCAGTAGCGTTGATTGTAACACCCGAAGACACTGATGCAACATGAGAAGCAGTAAGCTGCTCTGATCCAACTGCGGCTACCGTCTTTTTCCATTCGAAGGTGGATGGTTTAAACCAAGCAAGATCAATAGTAGATGCAGCAGGTTCAGATTCTTGCATATACACATTATCAAAACTTGCACCTGCACCATCTGCACCATCTGCGCCATCTGCGCCTGCTGCGCCATCTGCACCATCTGCACCATCTGCACCAGCAGGTCCTGCTACACCATCTGCGCCAGCAGGTCCATCTTCGCCTTGTATACCTTGGATTCCCTGTGGTCCTGTTGCACCAGATCCCGCTGGTCCTTGTGGTCCCGCTGGTCCTGTTGCGCCTGTTGAGCCTGTTGCGCCTGTTGAGCCTGCGTTGACTCCGCTAATTTGAGCATCTACGTAAGCGATAGTTGCTTTCAATGCTAACTCATTTGTCATTGTACTTGCGAAATTAGCATCATCACCAAGTGCATTTGCTAATTCATTCAACGTATCTAGTGCGCCTGGCGCACCATTAATAATATTTGATATTTCTTGATCTACGTAACCTTTTGTAGTTACATGGCCTGCCGAAGTTGGTGATCCAACATTAATAATTTGATTATTATCTAGATCGACTTTGTCGCCAAATACAACTGCATTGCCACCTTGGTCGGTAATTTTCATACCTGTCGCCATTTGCAATGTTGCTGACATGTTTATAGTAGTATCAGAATCGAGTGTTAATACTCCCGTACCTGTAACTTTTGTTGTGAGTGATTGATTCGGATCTGCTTGAACAACAATAGTTCCACTGTTTGATTCAATAACCTTTTGACCATCGATATATAGCGAACCTTCAGAAAGATACAAATCTCTCCATTTCATCGCTGGTGATCCAAGATCGTAACCTGTTGTTCCGTCTGAATCTATTGTTGGGATAATGTGACCTGACATGAATAGATCGCCATTACCCGATATTCCTTGTTGATTGCCTGCTACGCCTGCTATTGCGGTGTCTACGTAGACTTTGGTAGTTACGTGGTCGATAAGAGTAGGTGATCCAGTA